CCGGTCCGTACAGTTCAGGCGTGCAAGTGTTATAGAACAGCGAAACCGCCTCCTGCGTGAGCAAGAGGCGGTGTGTGGGTTAGAACGAAAAGAAGTGCTGCGCGATCGCCACAGGTGGCAGCACGTCACAGCCAATAGTCGCCGTGCATAACAGTGCGCCCGGCCAAGTCAGGCCGACATACGCTTGCCCCAACAAATTAAGCGCAGGCATAGACTTCGCAAAGGCCATGCCGGAAAGCACGGCGGAAAACAGATAGAAACTTACCGCACCAAACGTGTAGCTTTTCCAGTCCATCACCCCGCCATCTCCATGGCCGTCAGCACCTTGCTTTCCAAGTCGGCAAGCGAGCCGGTGTTTTCGATGATGTCGTCTGCATCAAAGTCCATAGCCTCGCTGCTATGCGACCCGGCAATGCCGCCACGACCAACGACCCGCAGAACCACGCCGCCCAAGCTGCGAACGGTTTCCGCCTCGTTCTGGAAGCGGCAATCGTCAGTGACGATGCGGCCACCGTGCTCAACACAGTCGCGGGCAGCGTTCCACCACAGCCCGGTCCAAAGCTGCTCTCCGATACACCGCCTGCCCCATTCTGTCCCAAGCGTCTGCATCGCGTGGCGCGGCGTCTGCCCCTGCAACCATGGGTGCGGGATTTCCTTTAGGTCGCCCTCGATGTGGGCGTCGGTCAGCCCAATTGCCCGCATCATCGCTTTCAGCGGCCCCGCGAACTTCACGCGGCTGTAACCGCGCCGAACGAGGATGTCGGCCGCCGTGGACTTGCCGGCACCAGCGAGGCCGGTGAATGCCACGACTTTCGGCCAAGTGGCGACCTGAGCGTGGTTGTCGTTGGCGGGGCGAAGGTGCGGCCAGTCGAGTGGTCCTAGCCCCCAGTCTTCGCGCTTATGGTGGCTCCACTTGAGATTGATGGGCGCCATTGGCAGATAAGCAGTTCCAGGAAACACCATCACAACACCCCCATTCCACGCAATTCGCGCACACTCGAAAGCGCGTCGGTGTGCAGCACATACTGGCCGCCCTTCTTCTCCCACGCCGCCATGTTGACTGCCCGGTCGTCGACAAGAACGTCACCCGGTTGGCAATAGTCCGGCTTCTCGTGCGTCAAGCAGGTCACGACCTCCAAATCACCAACGTGACGTGCAATCCATTCCCGCTTCTGCACCGCGACCGCGTCGGCCCCGGCCTTAGGTAATGCGGTAAGCACCTTCGGATTGAGGTGCCTCACGCTTTCGAGTAGGAACCAAGCGTCCCGCATCGGCGGCAGGTCGAGGAAGAAATTCGGGTTGGCATTCAGCCCGGCCCAGAACGCTTTCGTGCCGTGGACCCACTCCCATTTGTACGTGTTGTCGGTTCCGAGCGCGGCACAGGCGGCCGAGTCGAAGTCGGCCAACACGCCGTCCATGTCGAGCCAGAGTTGGCCGGTGAACGGCGCGTTGCCGTATGCTTCGATCGCGCGCAATAATTCTGCCTCAGTCGGCACCCGCTCCACCGACTTGCGGGCGGCGATGTCGACAAGCTGGGCGGTCATGTGCGCACCTCAGCTGCCGCCCCAATCACTCCAAGCACAATTGCCGAGAATGCCGAGAAGGCGCCCGCCGGGCTGTCGATACTAGTGGAAGCCAACGCAACGCACGCGCCGAATCCCGCCCAAATCATGGGTTTCAATCTTTCCATCTGTATTTCTCCTCTTGGTAGCGCGGGCTTGGTGGGCCCGACTTGGTGTTAGGCGGCGGCTCCCCAGAACCATCGCCCGGAGCGTTTGGGCGCGGAGTATCGCGGCCAGCCGTTATCGCGCAGCCGCAGAACCTTACCGATGGCTGTGCGCGAAAGGCGCTTCCAGCGGCGGGATTCTCTGTGGGAGGTCATGCTGCAACCCTCCTAAACAGCAATGTCTGGAAGTTCGATTTGATGAGGTCGCGCCACACTACTTCACGTAGACGCTGACCAAAAACCCTCGCTGCTTCATAAGCCGATTCAGCCAGCACAAGCGGGACAACCAACACAATCAGTGCCAACGGCAGCGCCGCCCACATCACTATCCCGCGCAGAAAGCGATTCTTGATGTTGTGAATGTTCAATTTTCGGACTTTGCTCACGCAGCCACCCTCCCCTCGCTCGCCGGTTCATTATCGTTCGCGGCCCGATAAGCCCCAGCGACCATTTCTGGTCGCAGGGTCGAGCGCCCTACCTCCCCGTATTTCTTCGAGTACGTAATGACCTTGGCCGACCGGCCAGACAGCCACCCGCCGCCACTCGCGTAGGCGTCCGGGGCGGCAAGCGTTTCGTGGCGCTCGATGTGCATCAGGGCTGTCTCGACCACCGCGTCGGAATGCAGATGCCCGCCATGGCCGTAATTGTACTGGCACCGCCCGAACATTTCGCGGAACTTCCCGGCGAATGTGCGGTCGAGGTCTTTCACGCCGCGCTTGTGCATGTGGTGGTAGTAAAGTCCGGTCTGCCCCCACTCGAACGCATAATAGAGGTCCGGGCTGCGATCGACGGTAATGCGCGGTTCGTTCTCGTAGAGCGTGGCCAGTAGCTCGCGGATCCATACCGACGAAGCCGGGTCGTGATTACCAGACGCCATAACGACGTGAACGCGCTCATGCTTGGCGAGCATCATATCGATGACGCGACGCAAGGCCCGGACCACGGCTCGCACGACTTTGTGCAAGCGGCTGTCGGCGTCGAGAACGTGCCTGTGCGCTGGCGTGACGGATTCCAGGCTGTCGTGGTGCATCAGGTCGCCGAGCTGCGCCAATAGGCCGGTGTGCGCGTCTGGGCTGGTGCGGATTGCCGCCGAGAACCAATCCAAGAAAAGCTGCTCGGCGATTTTCAGGTCGTAGTCCGAGCCGGTCTCCTCGCGGTGCGCCAGCATGCCGAAGTGGTTGTCGGTGACAGTGTACTGGTTAAGCAGGTCGTCGTTCCAGATCGTGTCGGCTGTGTGCGACGGCACGGGAGCGACGCGCGGCAGCGTTTCCTTTAGCGCCTCGACCGCTGCCTCAAGCGCTACGCGCTGGCTTTCCGCCCCTGCCCGCTCCATCACGTGCTGGGTAATAATGCGCCCTTCGGCGTCGATCAGGCTTGTCTTGCCTTTGATGGTCAGACCGTCAGTCGGCGCCCATTCTGGGCCAGCTTCTTTCCGCTGCTGGACGTACTGCCCGTTTGGTGTGTCGGTGATCTGGCGGATGCTGTAACCCGGCAACGTCTCCATGTTGCCCAACAACCCCCGCTCCGCCGCGCGGTTCAGGCGGTTCGTGAACGTCTGTCTCGGCAGGCCAAGCGTGCGGGCCGCTTCGGTTTTGTTCTCGCCGCAGGCGCGGTAGGCGATTGCGGCTTCGATGGCGTCTTCGTCGGAAAGGCGGGGGTTAGCCATGGGCGGCACCGGTGCGGATGGCGCGAGCGGCTGCCGAAAGGACAGGAATGTGATGTGGCCCAAATTCGCGGGCCTGCTCAATCTCCTCGTCTACAATATTAGCGCAACGCTCACGCTCGGCAAGGATGGCGCGGGCCGCAATGGAAAGCATGGGCGCGTCATCAAACTCGCCCGACGCCACCCGAAGCAAATCAGCCGCGTCTTCGATTCCGCTTATCGCAACAAACACGGCTCGCGCCTGCTGCAACACGTCCTGCGGGATATCCCCGGGCCGGCTCATGCCACCACCCCGCCCGCATTGCGGATTAGATAATCAACACCAGCCTGCCACATGTCGCGATAGCCATACTCGCCGTGCCCGTTACGCTTGCGCGCCTGCGCTGCGTGCTCAGCCATGGCGCTCGTGACGCCTGCGGCTGGCTCGCGGATCATTTCCAGCACGCGCCGTACTGTCTGCGCGTCGGGCTTGCCCTCTGCCGTCATCCTCTACTCCTCTTGGTACGTCCGCGCCTTTGGTGTCAGCGCGGCATGCAAAACAAAAAATCCCCCGCCGGCGGGAGCCAACGGGGGACGTGCATTCAGATGTGCAAAATCATCCCACAGCTTGCGCTGCGACCGTGGCTGGCTATGGGAATCATTTGGAATTTATGGGAGGCTTATATAGGATTGCGCGGCGGATGTCAAGCGAAAACACAACATGTAGTGGGCGCCGCACTACTGGCCACCACTTCTGCGCGCCGCCGGCTTATAGAGCGCATCGATCCGACCCGTCAGGTGGTCTAGCTTCCCGCTCACCCCGTTGATGGCCGCCATGATCTGTGCGGTCTGCTCGGTCATGCCAGCCTTCGTGACATATACCTCGGCAATATGAAGGCGGTGCGCCGCCAAATCATCCGTGTTGCGGCGGATCATGCCTTCCACGCGCCACCAAACGCCCGACACTGCACCCAGCAATACCAGCACCGCCGATACGACTTCCCAGGTTATGGTCATGCGCGCCTCCCGCGCAACACCAGCGCCCCGGCGTCGGCAATAACGATCGCCGGTACCAGAACCAGCGCCATGTCGTGGATTGCGGGCGGCACAGCGACAACCACCAGCGACAGTCCGAACCATGGGTTGATAATCTGCACCAGGTAGATGGCGGCCCACCAAATCCCGAACGGCACGACGATAAGCCAGCGGCCTACCGACGTGGCGCTCAGCGCTCGTTGGGTCTCGGCCAACGCTATGTCGCGCGCCGCTTCAATGCGGCGAGCCGTCTGCTCGGCTTCCAGCCGCTCGGTGTCGTTCTGGGCGGCCAGCTGGGCCTCATAGGCCCGGAGCAGCGGCCCGGTGAACTTGTCGATCACCGGGCCCGCGAGCAGCTTCAGCAGCCACTGCATCACGTCGCCCAGCCCAGCCGCTTGGCCAGCCAGTACCAGCCTTCCGCCACCAGCGCGGCGGCAACACCAGCAAGGACTTGCAGCGCGGACAGAAGGTCGGGGTCATTAGCCAGCATGTCGCCCATGCCGGGATCGAGCAGGCCGCGCGCGACCAGCAGGGCTGCGACGTAGCGCAGCCCGATACGAATAAATACGGTCATTTGGATTTCCTTATTGGTCGGCTGGCGTGTCATCGGCAGGCAGTACAACCGGCTCATTGCTGCGCTGGCCGCGTATGCGGCGCAGCAGCCATGCGCCAGCTGCCGCCACAGCCAAGGCCACCAGCACAAGCACACCGGGCTTCACCGCCGACGGCGTGAGCGTCGGCGCTTGTGCCACGCTGTCAGGCAGGGCTGGTTGATCGACAGTCACCGGCGGGTTGCCCGCGAACGCGGCACGCAGTTCCTTGTCGACGGATATCCGGCGAGCAGAAGACCAGTCCGGCGTCATGTTTGCACGCACGCGGGTGTATTCGGTCATCGTGCCGTCGCCGGTCCACTTCCCGTCAAAGAACAGGTCACGCTCTTTTTGGCGGCGGACGGTGATTTCCTTGGGCGTCACCCAGTTCATGAACGCCTGCCGGGCTTGCGCAACTCGGCCGGCCTTCCAATGTTCCACCCACGCGGCCTGCTTGATCTTCCCGGTGTTCCAATGGAACGACAGGGCGGCAACATACTGGTGTTCGTTCAGCCGGTGGCCAGCGAACGCCTCGTCCACCTGCTTAGCATACGCCCGCAGCGCCCACACGAACACGTTCATGCAGTGTTGGAGCGGCGCGGGGTTGCCAACATAGCGCTCAACGCGGTGCCCGGTGGCGTTGGTCATACCCACGCACCAGGTCGGCACCCCGACGCTATCCTTATAGGTTTGGCGCACAAGCGCTTCGTGCGCGGCCACCTCAAGGGCGGCGCGGTAAGTGAGGGTCATTGGAGGGAATCCTATTAGGGCCGGTCTAGACTTTGCCGGGCATTTTGCGTTTCATGCCCAGAAAGAGGGGGAGATCATGAAAGCAATTGTGATTGCGGCACTGCTTGCCGCTTTGCCGACCGTTGCTGGGGCGCAGGAGGGCGACTTCTATGCCGGTGTGCTTCTGGGCGCGGGCCACGGCGAGCGGGAGGCCATCGGATCGGGCTGGACGGCCGAGACAAACGGCACGCTCATCGGCGGTATGGTTGGCTATACGGTAATGACCAGCCCGATCCTTTTGGGGATCGAGGCCGACTACCAACTGTCAAATATTGGCTCAGACAGGACATGGGGCCGCATCGACGGCCTCGACCACTTTGGCACCGTGCGCGCCCTAGCAGGCTTCCAGATCGAAGACTTCTCGATTTACGGCACGGCTGGCGTTGCCTTCGGAAGCGGCTATTTCCACCCGCGCGGCGCACCGCGAAAAGACGAGTTTATAGTCGGCACCGCGATCGGCATTGGGGCGAAATATCAAGTAACGGAAGCGCTCGGCCTCACGGCCGACGTCCTGCAACTGAATTTCGGGGAGCCGAAATATTTCTCGATGCTGCTGGGGAACGCCGCTGTTCGCACAGAGGATCGCGTAGCAAGGGTCGGAGTGGTGTTTAGTTTTTAGGACCACCTTCGCCGCAAGCCGGGGCTAGCTGCCTTCTTTGCCGCTCCCCCATCAGGCCCTGGCTGACATCATGACCTCTACTAGTCAGATCGCTAATTCTCCCTGACGTCTTTCAGCCTCTGCATCGCATAAGCCATCAAGAACGTTCGAAGCACAGACGTTGCATTCGACTGGTCAGAACCGGCGAGCATCAGAACCTTGAAGACTAGGGCGTTGCGCGACATACCGATATCGGCAGCGGCGACTTCCAGTGCGCTCCAGAAAATGGCCTCTAAACGCACGCCCTTGCGCGAGCCTTTATGGCTAAGTGCCCTAAATTCGGGGGCGGCTAGCGCTAACATGCGCTCACTGTCCAGCAGGCTTTCGGGCGCATCTCTCTCGTATGCTAAGCCGCCCGCCTCAGTTGTGTCCACGATTGCCACCCAGCTCACCCGTGGCCGACGCGCCTATCGCGCAATCAAGCCACCCCCTGCGGGACCCGTATACTGCAATATGATACAGTATTTCCGAAGAAACCGCCAGATGGATAGTTGATACAGAGGAAACCTTGACCCATCATAAGATGTTATACCTATTTCGAGGGCATGGCATAGCGCATTATGAGTAAGATTGACTGATCCCCGAAGACGTTCCCTCCCAATGATCGAGACCATTACGCAGAAAAGGCTACAATGACTGTGTACTGGCTCCATACGACCATTGCTGTTGATCAGGCGCCAAATTCCGTCCAGCATGGGCGGGCCGCGCTTCGCCCCTTCCATAGCTGGAGGCGCAGCAGGCGCCGTTCCGGGGCGGACCTCCAACTCGGAGCGGCGCTCTTACGAAAAGCTCTCATGTTAGCGCCATCAGTACAATTGGACCGATTTCCAGCAGAACCTGTTCACGCTTCCCAGATACGTCGGGCGCAGACAGGAACGGAGCGCTTTGCCAATGGTTAAATCGCTAAGTCGTGGTAAGGAGATGCGTGATGACTTCGGTATACATGATGGCAGAAGACAAGGTTGAGCAGGCTCGCGGCATGGTGAGTGGGGAGATTTGGCACGACAAAAAGTTGGCATACCTCTTGGACATAGCTCTCGAACGGCTGGAAGAACTCGCTATTGCAGATATTCATCGAAGGCGGGACAGGTTTGTAGCGCGGACGGAAACCGTGACGCCGTTTCGGCGGCGAAAAGAAAAAGCCCCGCTGAGCAGGTAGGCAGCGGGGCAGTTGGGCGTCATAAGGAAGGCCAAGGGGCATATGGCCCTACCCCAGCAGCGCCGCAAGACGCGTGGCGCTGCCCGCTCATAATGCCCGAAACTAGAAATGTGGCAAGAAGCCAAATCTGCCGGAGGCTCGCTGCAACCATTTCGAGATGGCCACGTTCACAAGAGCGGACATTCTTCGCCCCTCAATTGGCACCGCTCGCAGGCTCAAGCATCCCATGTGCGGGCGGCTCCACATGAGCGCGAATCCAACAGCCGCAACAGCTTGCCCCTCTCCTTTGTCCCCTTGATGTGGCAGGCAACACGATGCCGTCGACTTCTCCCGAGGTCGGCGGCATTTTGGTGCGGAGTTCAGAGAGACAGCAGAAGCAAGCGAGGCTCGGACCCATGCTAGGGGGCTTAGGGTCCAAGCCTCCGCAGCGTCGACTGGACGCATGACGCTGCCTCTCGATAATCGTCGGAAATGGCTTCGCTTCAAGTTGCTCAAAAGTAGTATTGATCAGTGAAGTAGCGCGAGCCCGGCAGGCCGGGCCCTTGAGATAGCAACTTAGCTCGTGAATACGTGAAGCGTGGAGCCAGAACGTACGATCGATACCACTTGGTTCGGCCGCTTGCCCGCCTTGTTGAGTGCTGACGTAATCAGGCTGTTGCTAGCTGCTGCTTGGTGTAGCAGGCCATTCGAATGCTGCTGTATTAGCTGCGGACAACCCACAAGAGTGAGCACTTGGACGTCCGTGACAGCATTCCACCCAGAAACAGCGCTATTAGAATAGTCAGCAGCGGCCAACACCGCCAGAACCTGCTGCTGCTCACCTACGGTGCAGGAGACCCGGCCAGTCGTAAGAGATTGCCCGCCGGGCAACACGCCGCCAGGCCGAGCGGTAGAGGGGCGGTCTGATCCGCCGCCTGGATTTCCGCCATTTCCCGGCCCACCGGGGCTGCCAGGTCCGCCGGGATTTCCGGGAGTAGCTGTCCCTCCGCCGCCAATTCCCACGTCGACACCGACGTCGACAAGCGAGCCCCTGCCTACGCCAACATCAACGTTTGCATTGAGACCTCTATCACCACCGACGTTTGCATCCACATTGGCATCGACTAAGCCGCGCCGTCCGCCGACATCAGCCCCAACATCGGCGTTTATACCATTGCTCCCGCCTATGGATGCCCCCACGTCCGCTCCGACAAGTTTATCGCCGCCGAGGCCGACATCGGCACCGACATTGACACCTCGGCTGCCCCCGACATTGGCATCGACTTTTACGCCGTTTCTGAGATCAACCCCCACCTTTGCGATGCCCAAATTGAGCTCCAGGGCCATGGCTGGACCAATAAGGCAGCACGATGCCAGCAACGTGACCACTGACGTGCGAAGAAATTTTCTCATTTTGCCGCTCCAGTATAAAACGCAACAGTTCTTCCCTATCCGGTAGCGAAGCATGTGGCGACCATACTTTAGAGTCAATAACGAAGAGCATTTAAAGGGCGGAGAGGCGATCCATAACGTTTAAGCTTAGTCACTCTTGGGAAAACTTTCAGAAAATTAGGCTTTGATAATTTATACTATAATAATATGTATATTATCGCTCACCAGCTCAGCTAGCGCCATACTTCCAAAGATCGTCTAGCTCAAGCTCGGGGATATCGAGCGCCAGTCGCGCCTCCTCGATCAGCGGATGATCGCGCTCGAAGTGCTTGGCGAACTCAAGCTTGGCTGAAACGAACCCACGCTGCACCGGGTCCTCGATCGCGTCGATCCAAGCCCGTAGCGGCTGCTCATAGCCTGTAGCCCGCAACACACCCCAGAACTGATCGGGCTCAAGGTTGGGGAACTCGGCCTGTCGAGCTTGGGCAGCTGCTTCGACGGCCTTTTCCTCAGCACTTATCATCTGCGACCAATCAATCATCATCATTATCCACCATCAGCGTGGGCAAAACGATCAGGCCATCGGGAGGACTCTCGATGGGATCTGGCGCATCAATGCGTCCGGCCTTCTGGTACGGCCAACGCAAGGTGATGTGGAGGACACCGTCGAGGCGAGCGACAGCTCCAACTATCCAATTGCTGGTGATCGCCGTAGCCGGCAACGTCGCGCCATCTGGCAGCGTGGAAAAGTCGAAGGCATCGCCATTGATGGTAAGAGTGCCGCCTTGGCGGGCTACCGTTATCGTGTCGTCGCGGCGCTGAGGAATGAAAGATACATGCATTAGAACCACCTTCCCATGGCCATTATTCCGACGCCTGTTTGCGTGGAATTTGTTCGGATGATGTTTACGTCTGTCTGAGTTTCGGTCATAGACGCGGCCATAGCTGGTCGCACGACCACAGCAGATGCCGCATAGGTGGTCACTTGGCATCCGGGAGTGCCAACGAACACTGCTGGATAAATCCAAGTCACAGACGACACCTCATTGGGCGTCGGGTCTATTCTAGCCTCCCCCCAACAAAACTGCGTTCCGTCTGCCCACCGGACATACGTGCCATTAGCATTTTCACCCCGCTCGATGATGCCCCCGGTTGGCACACCCCCGTTCTGAGAGACCGGCCCGAGGATATTGGCCCGCCGATAGACGTCAGCCGGAACCGCTGGAGCCAGGGCAGCGATGGCCTGGGCAATCCGCTCGGGGCTCCAGGAACGGATCTCGGCGATTACCCCAGCCTCCGCATCGGATTGACTCACAGGCTGTTGCGCCAGCTCATAGTCCCCGGCAATCTGAGCATTTAGCCCAAGCCGCGCCGCCTCCGCATCGCCGTCCGCCCCCAGCCGCGATACCCAGAACGGCGTCACCCCGTCGATATCGCCCGTCGGGCCGCGCGGGATCGCGAGATCAAGCCGGAACCCGCCCTCCACCGGGACAAAATTGGCCTGCGCCGGCTGGTCGGGCGGCAACGTGGTGGTGGCCCCGGGAAACAGGCGCATGCCTTCCGGAATGATGAAGCTCATATCGTATCCGCCCGGACGCGGCGACAGCGTCACGTCAGGTTCGCTGCCAAACGGCGCGTCAACAACCGAAGCGACGTCCAGTTCAATCGCCGGGCCGGAGAACATTGCTGGCTCTGACCAGTCCCCATCCGCCGAACTGTTCTTGGAATAGATCGCCGCGCGGCCATCGCCGATATCTGAGACCAGCACCCGGAACCGCGCCGGGCGCGCGTTGAAGGCATCCCGGTCCGCAAGCGTACCGACCTGTATGTCGAAATAGGCTTTCACATCGCCCAGTTGTTCCAGCACCCGCCGCGTCTGCGCCGTCGAACGCTCGATGATACCGACATAGCGGATTTCGTAAGGCGCATCGGCAATGGTCGTGCCCGGCCACGGAGCCCAAAGCTCCAGCTCGTTGTCCGACGTTACTTGCCGCACCCGCTGGGGCGGCACAAGCGGCTGGGCGGGATCGCAGAACAGATCCCCGGGCATGATGGCCTCATCGCCCCAGAACAGGTTTGCGCCGGTTACGGTCGTGCTGCCGCCCTCCACCGACACGGTGCCGGTGGAGTACCAAGTTGTTAAAGCCATGGCTGTCTATGTCCTGATGTAGCCAGGCCGGATCACGATCTGGCCGGTATAGGTTGAAGAAAAGTCGTGGGCGCTGTTGTTGATCGAGCAGGCGTTGAAGCGGCGCGGGTGCTTGCCGCCATATTGCGGCGTGTCCCCGCCCAGCCCGCCATTGGCGCTGGGCGGCTTGTGCTGGATCAGCGCCGCCGGGTGCCCCTTGCGGTAGGAGCCGGCAAAGTTGTTGCCCGAGATCCAGCCCCAACCCTGATAGCTGCTCAGCCCCCATGGATCGCCACCCGCCCCCGACAAAGGCAAACGGCCATTGTCCTGGGGGCTCCCCGTTTCGTAGTTGGAACGTGGCCCCGGGTCGATCACTGACTGTCGCCGGATCAACTGCACTTCGTTTCCCGACAAAACGATATCGAATGACCGCCGCCAGACCTCGGTGGCCTCAACGAGGCACGAGCCGCCCGGCAGGCTCACCCACTCGTTGGGGATCAGCGGCGGCACGCCCTGGTCGCGGAAGTTATACGGGGCTTTGGTGCGGCTGAGCCGCACCCGCACGTCGATGTAATTGGCTCCTGCCGGAATGGTGCCGATCACCGTCGGTCCCAGAACCCGGTTCTCCGGCTCGATCATCGTGAGGGTGACGCAGGTGTCCTGCGACGTGCTCGGATACCACGGACCGGTCCCCGGCCAAGGCTGGGATGGGGGGTTATACCACCGGTTGTGACTGTAATTGACGAACTTGGAGAAATCCGGGAACGCCACGCTCAGGCTAGTGTCGATCCAATCGGCCTCCGGCAGCAAATTGACCGGCGGGAACTCGGACGACCAGCGTATCTCACCGCCGTCTCCCTCGACCGTAATGACGCCGGGCGTCTCATTGTGAACCCTACCCATTACACCCCCACCGGCACAAAGGGCGGTGCCGTGAATGCGCCGCCATACCCCGCTTCTGTTGTGACAGTGCCGCCTGTGGCAATCCGCACCCGACCATTGTTGAGATCGACAGTGCGGCCTCGGTCAATATTGAACGGCGTTGCGCCGCCGCCTGCATGGCGGGCATAAGTACGACTGGTGCGGACTTTGCCGCGCCCGACGACCGCCTCGCCGCCGCCCCCGCCGAACAGTGGCAGCAGAGCGTCCTCGACCGGAACCCGAAACACCATCACCTGATATGTCCGGCTGACTGCGCCAAGCCCGGACGACGAGGAATTATAGACCTCCCGTAGCCCCACGACCCCGGAAGTGATGTAGGGGGAGACGAACCGGCTACGGCCGTCGCTGGCCGTCTGCACCGCCACCCCAGGCATCAACATGCGACCGCCATAGGCAACGAACGCCAGCGGCACATAGCCCAACCCGTGGCTGACCAGGGTATGCGAGGCCGTCGCCACCTGTCCGGGCACGAGATACCCGATCGTTGAGACCGGATTGTTGCCGTCATAAACGAGGTTATAGCCCCAATAGATCGAGCGCCCCGCCAGAGCCGCATGACTAACCGTCACCGTCTGGATCGGCATGGCCAGTTCGTACTGGAAAAACTCCGAATGCCAGTGCACCGCCGATAAATGGGCACCGGGGTTCTTGGCCGGTGCGTTGCGGGGCGCATTAATGTCCCGCCAGTCACCGCCGCCGGGGGCCTCGTCGAAACACGCAACGATGCCCTCAGCTGGAAAACCACGAAGAACTGCCATCATCTACCCAAAGCTGAAAGCGCCGCCACCGTCTTGCAGCATCGAGATTCTGACGGTGCCGGTCGGATTACGGAAATCGCCATTGGCATCAAACAGCGCCACCGGTGTGCCATCGGCCAGAAAGAACGCCACATTGTCGGCCATGAAACCGATGCGGGTCGCCTCATTGGGGTCCTCGGGCACGTCGAGGAACATTGTCGCGGCTCGGAAGACTCCATCGTCGACCGCTGCTTGAATGGCATACCGAGCCCGGTATCCAGACGGAGCGGCCGCAGCCTCCCACCGGACATTGACCTCAGCCGTGTTGCCGCCCATGGCCGCATAGAGGCTTTCGAGCGCCGTCGCGATTGCGCCGCCCGGGCCTAGCGCGACCTCGATCACTTCGGTGAAGCTGGCTTCCAGCCCTTCCAGTTCAACGCTGATCTCGCGGAACAGGGCTTCACGCTTGGTGTAGTTTTCCCGGTCCACCTCTTCAAGCAACGTTCCGAATTGCTTGAACCGTTCGATCAGTTCGCGCGGCTTCAAACCAAGCTGGTCGAGCACGTCGCGGGCGATGTTGGTGAGGTCGAGCGTTAGATCATCTGGCCCAAACTTGATGTTCGGCGTCGTAACAGCAAGCCACCCGGACCACTCTGCCGACTCCGGGCCGATGAAGATTCCGCGCACGACATAGGGCGTGTTCGGCGTGAACTGGCCATATAGCACCCACCGCCACGGGTCGCCGTAGGGCACTTCGGCTTCGAACATCAGCGGCCCGCTCTCGTCGCCTACGCGAACCTGCACGCGAACCCGCTCGACGCCTGGCACGCCGCTATCGGCCCGCACCTCAATGCTCGGCCTGCGGCTGACGCCCTTCTCGTCCTTGATCTCAGCCGGAAAGACCTGCCAGCCCTGCATCGGCATGGGCTGTGGCCCGACCAACTGCAAAGGCCCGTCGAACACCGGGGTATAGTCGGCGGCCTGGTTCCAGTCATAATCGGACGGATCGACCTCAGTCAGGTCGACGATGATGTCCAGATTGGACTTGTACACCGCCCCATCGACGCGAAAGAGCTTGTCGACATACCCGTTTCGGGCTGACGACCACCGTACGATATCGCCGGGCTCAAGCACCCGGAATTCCGGGCCGAGCACAAACGTGTGCCTGCGCGCACGCAGCGCCTCGGATAGCGCCCACTTCATGAGCCGCTGCACCTGCCCGTGGTACGGTACCAGATCCAGCGACACGGACGCCATCAAACGGCGGTTGCCGTCCAACACTTCCAGATCGGGCCGCAGCAGTGGCGGCGCCTTCTTGGTGTTCCAGCCCTCGGCAGGGTTGGGATATGTCGCGTCCACACCGTTCACGGTGTCGGCCAATGAGAAGAACGGCGTGAACGACTGCTCTTCGGTCGATAAAATATCGGCGTCGGTGAACGCCATGACCGGCGCGCCCGGCGGGCCGACATATACCTTGTAGGTGCCGCCGACCTCGACCAACCGCGCGTTGGCGGCGGTCAGCAGAGCTTCGACCGTTGTTGCCACCTGCGCGCCGACCTGCACCTCGCCACCGGCGCGGTAGGTCGGCTCATTGCCAGACGGGCCAGCAATGGAGGCTTGAGCAGCATTGATGGCCGCGATCCAGTTGGCGGCGGGTAAACGCACCGGCGCAATGGCCTGCGCCCCGTAGAGCCACTGGCCGTTGTAACGGATTCCGCGCAGCACATTATACAGCTGCACGATTGGGTTGAAGTCATAGGCGTTGCCGCCCCACGTCGCAGGATTATCCCAGCGCTGCGTTCCGGACCCGCCGTTGGTGCTGTCCTGCGCCGGATTGTACCAGCGGACGCCATTGGTCGCGAACTTCAGATTTGGAATGCCGGAGAAAAGCGGCTTTTCGCCCTCGTCATTGCGCTCCGGCGCGAGCGCCGTCACAACGACATAGGGCACGCCGTACCCCACTCGGTCTGGCCCATAGGGGCGCTCGGCGCTGGAAACGTGGTTGGTCAGCAGCGGGTCGGCAACTGTCTGTGTGCCGTCGTAAAAGCGCACCCAGAGGTGGTCTCGACCGCCCTTGCGGTATTCGAGCACTGGCCGACCAATCAGCTGCGGGCCGCTGAACCCCGGGTAAAGCAGGTCAAAAATGCTCGTGACCGCACCGGTCTCCGAAGGCCCAAGCGTGCATGGCGCGCCATCGACAATCACTTGCTGGAGCGAGCGGATAGGCAGGTCGCCCAGCGCGATAACCCGGGTCGACATGATGTCGCCCTTGCCCCAGCTGTTGTGGTAGACGAGAGACCCGGCAGTGCAGTTCCAGCCCAAGTTGATGGACCGCGGCACGTCTTCGCCGCCCTGCAGCTGGCCCTGCACTCCGAACTTGGGCTTTTCCGGCTCGCCCTGCATGGCCTTGCCGATAAGGCTGACCGCAATACCGGTGGCAACTTGTAGGGCGGCGGTCGTCAGCCCGGCCAGAAACGTACCGGCACCGAATATGGCGGCGCCGATTGAGCTGAAAAAGGCCATGAAAGAACCCCCGCGCGCCCGAAAGCGCGCACAAAAAAGCCCGCTAGACGCGGGCTAAAAACGACGACGAGAGAGTTGAGCTAAGCCGAGCTAGAGCGGCTTCATGAAGTGGGTTTCGACAGGACTGTAGCCGCGCCGCTCATAAAGACGAGCCGCCTGCGGGAAGCTCACCAACGCCGCCATCTGGCAGAAAGCACAGCCCCGATCGCGCGCCCACTCTTCATAAGCGGCGAGCATGGCCATTGCCGACCGGCCCCGAGCGTCTGGGGCAATCCACCATGCAGTTTCCATGGCGTATTTTGCGCCGCCAAACGGATGGTCTTGGGCACTGGCCAGCAACACCCCCTTGGCTGGATTGCCAAGCACAAGCGCCAAAAGGTCGCCGCCTGCAATATGTCGATCGGTCAAAGCCATGGCATGTGGCGCGCTGAACGGGACCGGCGAGGACGCGGCTGCTGAATGCGCATCGCGCAGCAGCCGCACTATTTGGAAGCGGTCGGCGGGCTCGGCAAATCGAACGGTCATAGGAATCCCAGGAAATTATTCCACCCGAACAGGCCCTTGCGGGTCTCGACCTTTGCGTTCTTGCCTGTAGCGCCCCAGTTGTGCCGCCACTCGCCGCACACCGCCGCATCCTTGAAGAACGCGTCACCCGCAGCGCGAACCTGTTGGTCCTCGTGGCTACGGGTAGCCGGGTTGGACCGAAGCAATTCTTGCGTGCCGCTCGTGCAAGTCAATATCGCCGCGCCTTCTTCGTTCTCGCGCGGCGTGCGTATCTCAACCGTGTCGACAAAGCCAACAAAGATTGGTTCCGCAGGGTCAACAAGCTTCTTGCTATCCGGGTCCAGCAGCCCGGAATGAACTTCAACCCGAGCCTGCTTGATGTCATAGAACCGGATCGCGTCCTGCACCTGGTCATGCAACTGGCTCATCGTAATGGTGACGCTCTGGACCGATACGCCGACCACCGCCGGGATATCGCTGATCGATATCAGCGAGCCAGCGCCATAGAAGTCCCGCAGCATCGACGCGCCAGTGTCCGGGTCCACGACCAGCGCCGAGACGCTCGCAAGGTCCGACCAAAACCCCACAGTGACGGGAGCACCAGTTGCGCGGTCCCGCGCCGTCATCGTCAGGAAGTCGCGCGGGGCCAGTCGGCGAGCCGCAAGAGCGGCCGCCGTGTTTGGTGAAACGATTTTCATACTACCTCGATGGCGCGTTACCGCGCCTCTGTAGCCGTGAATGAGATCGTGCCGCGCCCGGTGCGTGGGTCAGCGCTGGCAGACAGCGAGCCCGGATCAACAGTCATTGCGACCCACGGCTTGGCGATCACCACGTCCTGCCCAGCGACCGTTCCAGGCCACAGGTGGGGCGTGACCGTGAAGAACCCTGTCGGGTTGCCGCTGACCGCTTCGAGAACGCGATACAGCCCGCCGCCAATGCGCAGCATGTCGCCTATCGACAGCGAAATGCCCGGCAGATCGCTGACGCGCACCGTCTTGTCATCGGCGCCAATGCTGTGAAGCTTCCCGGTTGGCAGCGCCGTGCCGCCGGGGTGCTTGATTGGCCGGCACCGGCTCGACTGCCACGCCTGAAACGTCATCTGGCTGACCATGGCTTGCTCGATACGGGCTCGCCAGTGGTCAAGCTGGTTGGGGCGCATGGCGCGGGATACCCACGCCCCGCGCCATAGCGGCTGGCCGAAGTCCTTGGTGCGGGTGCGCCCCGACGCGTGGCGGGATTGCTCCTGCCGTGCGTAGAGGTCGAACGACGTGCACCAGCCGGGGAAGGCCGTCAGTAGGTCGAGCGGTTCGGTTAGCGCCATTTATGCCCCCTGCCTTTGACAATCTGCTTCACCCGGCCCTCGAACTCCGCCTGCTGCCGCTGCACGACCTGCTCTAGCCGGGCCACCGCCGCGACGTCCGCGCCACGAGCGTCGATGACGGGGGCGAAGGTGAAGCCGCTACCCGCTCCGGCTCCGCCCAGCGCCGCTAGCGAGCGAGCGCTCGGAACCACCTGCGATCCACGTGGTATATTCACGATTTCCGGGCCGCGTTCGCCCACGAGCGCTAGCCCTCCGGGAGCATTGCGCGTTCCATTTGCGAATGCTGGGAGGTTGAAGAGGCCGGCAAACCCGCTCGACAGTCCCGAAACACCCATGCTTATGAGCTGTCGCCCAATGTCGCGCAGGACACTGCCGAACACCTCTCCCGCATCCTTGCCATCAAGAAACCCGTCAATGATGGTGTTGAGCGCCTTGTTCGCCGCATCGTCCAGCAGCTTCATTGCTTCGGCGTTGGCCTCGATTTCCTTACGCTTGGCCTGCAACTCAGATACGGCCGCCGCAATAGCCTGGCCATACTCGCCTTCAAGCTCGACCCCGGCCGACTTGAGCTGATTGTAAAGCTCTTGCTCCTCGGCGGTGCGTCCAAGCTGCTCGCGCTCGTGGATCAGGCTGTCTATGACGCGCTGGACCGCCTCCGCCTGCTTGATAGCAGCCGAGGCGGCTTTGTTCTTGGAGCCGCCGATGTCCATGTCATCCAGCAGCCCGGACATGTCGGGAGTGCCGGGGGTGCTGAGCGTCGGCCGGTTAGCGAGAATATTGTTGATGCGCTGTTCTTCTGCAGCGATTTCAGCCAATCGCTGTGCTCGTGTCGCAATATCGGTATCAATACCGCGCGCGCCCCAGCCCATCGGGTCAAAGCCATTTTCGCTCAATTGGCGCTTCCGGCTTTCCAGTTGAAGGATCTCACCTTCAATTCGAACTCGTTCGGCACCGAGATTGCGGTGCAGATGATCTAGATTGGTATTGCTGACATTTCCGAGGTTGCCTGACCAATATTGGAGTGCGTCGCCGATATCGCGCACGGCGTGTGCGACGTTGGACGCAAGCTGAGCGGTCTGGACCAAGAAGGGGGCTAGCGCGATCAAAGCCTGTTGAAATTGGCGGTTCAATACCGTTGTCGCAGTGTCAAACTCAGCCTTCATTTCCTGCGCCCGGACGATCAGGTGTTCGTCGATGACGAGGCCAAGTGCGCGTGCCTTGGCTCCAAAGTCATCAAGTCCCGCTGAGCCATCAGCCAATACGCGCACCATACCCGCGCCGTCCGTGTCGAACATCTGGAAGGCTAAACGGAGCTTGTCTGCGTGGTCAGGCACTCTCTGAAGTCTGTCGGCCACCTCCCGCAGAAGGTCGTCATTTGCCTTCAGCCGCCCTTCGTTGTCGGTAAGCTCGATACCGAGTTCCTTGAATGCTCCCTTTGCTGCACCTGTACCCTGGGCCGCTTCAGCCGCCCGACGTGTCATTCTCCGCAAGGCCATGTCGAAGTTGTCGGCTGCCATGCCGCTCTGTTCGGCGGCGTAGTGGAATTCCTGCAGCACCTCAACATTGGTTCCGAGCATAACTGCCCGATTTCCGAGCTTGTCGAAGTCATTCAACGCCGATTGAGCCGTCCGCAGGGCAGCACCGATGGACAGTATAGGCGCCAAGGCAGCCGCAGCCCCAACGATGAGCCCTCGGAAAGCATTGGAGCCGACTCGGGAAAGGCTGATATCAACTCGCTTACGCATCCGCTCAGCGTAGCTTTCGACATTGCGCATGTTCGTGCGCATAGTTCGGTCCGCCCTGTTCATTCGCCTCTCGAACTCGGTGATCCGAGCTTCGAGCATGACGATAAGGCGATCTTGGGCAGATTCAGTCATTACCTAGCCTTCCTGATGGCTCGGCCGATAGCTGCGTTTATGGACCGCCGAGCTCTGCCTCGATTGCTTCGCCATGCGGGGAGAAAATACGGCTGGGCTTCGGCCCTGCTCGTTCCGAACTCGACCAGATGCGCGTACCGAGCCCCTGAGTTTCCGGCCGTTACTGCCACCGCATTTTCCGGTATCGCCCCAGCGCCACCTTGACTGTAGGAGGGTGGTTTCTTCCCGCCTTCGGTGACGGTAATGCTGTCCCGTAGCGTCCCCGGTGGCTTACCGTGCGACCCGTCTTTGCTCACTGGTGCCAGCGCGCGCATGTCCTGCGCAATTCGCTCCCCGGCCCGAAGTGCGGCGTCGTAGCTTGCCTTGCGTACCTCTTCCGGAATAGCTTTCAGACGCTTGCTGAGTTCAGCAGCGCCCATGACTTTCGACTTGCGGGCCAATTGGAGCTCCCGGGGGACCGAGTGAAATATTTGATGATGCTATTCGCGATCGCCTGCTGGGCCTTCGCCTTCTGGGTTAGCGGGCGTTTAGTATCTGATATTCAATTCATACTCATGGCGATCGGGATCGTAGGTGGCGGGATTTTCGTAGGGTTTGCTGCCGTTCTGATCGAGATAGAGGTGTCGCGGCGCAGCCGCTGACACCCTACCCCACAACCCGCGCCACCATCTCCAGGTGCTCGTCATAACTGGGCGCGTCAGGCTCCTGCTCGCCGCCCTTGCTGGCGACAAACCCATCAACCGCCGCGGTTAACTCCCAGAGCGTCATGCGGTCCACGTCCTGCGGAGTGTATCGCAGCGCACCGCCGAGGCCGTAAAAGGCCGAGAACTTCAACTTGCCGTTGCTGTCGCTTCCGCTGTCGGCGTCGTCTCCGTCACGGCCACCGACTTTCCCACCGGGTCATCAGGCTCCGGCATAATGGCGTGCATCAGGATTTCCACCGCGAGCGGCCTATATTCCACGAGCGGGTATTTGTGAATCTGGTCGACATAGCGCGCCAGAACCACCGAAACTTCGCTGGGGGTCATGCCGCCGCCGATCAGACCAAGCCGGATCGGCTCGCGAATATCGTTGATGCGCCAGTCCCCGCCAATTGAGCGGAGAATGGAATAGATAGTGAGTTCGGCCCGAAACTCGTCACTTTCGGGACCTCCGAAGTCATCAGGGTTGGGCTCGCCGCGCCCGGCGACCTGCGGCTGAAAACTGACAAGTCGGGCGAGAATTGTGGCCGGGCCGGCATCGCATTTTTCCTGCAACTCACGAAGTTCGCCAATTGCCAGCCTAAAGCGGCGGTTTTCCCCGCCCAGCTCAGCCTCATAGAATGCGCCCATTACTCTGCCGCCACCCAAGCGATCTCGCCATCGGACTGGAGCGCCACCGTGGCCGACACATAACCCTTACCCTCCTTGGCGACGCCAAGTGAGGTCATGACGTACCGACCTTCAAAATACCCACCGCCGGCCTGCGATGTTAGGTCGAGCATAACACGCACGTTAAACGGTTCGCCGGAAAGCATGTGATCGCGGAGCACTCCGAAACTCAATGGATCCATAGTGCCGGCGCCGTTAATGCCGGCCGAAAGCGTATCGATGGAGCGCAGTACCCAAGCCGGAGCATCAGGATTTTCACAGTTGGGCTCGGTCGCATCTACGGTCGTGCCTTCAATCGTAAAGTCCTGGGACGTATTGATCGTGCAATTGTAGGCGAAAACTTCGGGATCATCCCCATCGCCGAACTGGATAAGAAGCTTCTTCGTGGTCGCCAATGCGGCCTCCATAAAAGAAAAGGCCACCCGAAGGCGGCCACATGTTTCTGTCTGTGTGTGGGGGTGCGGTTAAGCGGGCTGCGCTTCTACCGTCACCATGATGCGGGCCCGATGCAGTTCGGTGTTGTCTTCCCGGCTGTAGAAAATACCATCGACTCGCGCACGATCGACGACGAAACCAGCCACCGAAATGTCAGTTTCGTGCAGCAGATCGCGTACCTTCGGGGCAATGGATTTTACCTCGTTCGAGGACGGCGTGTTCGACCACACGTCGAGTTGAAGCATGACCTCCGAACGGTCCCAGCACGCCTCATCAATCGGCACCGACGAGGGCACCGAAACCGATATGTATGGGAACGCGGAAGTCTGTGGCACGTAATCGTGCACTCGCTGGCCAATTTCGGTGATACTGGTTCGTATCAGCCCCATGATGGCGAACTGCACGGCGAATGTAGGATCAGCCATTCGGTGTTTCAGCCTCCACCACGAATTCTAGCCAAGCGCGCTTGCCGTCAGGATCGTGCACCGGTGAGCGCAGCTCCAGCACTTCATTGGTCCGAGCGTCGACCAGCCGCCAGTCGTGCCTGATGGCCCGTGTGGTGGCTGCATTGCGCACCCGCACGACATAGGGCTGCTTGCCGGTTAGGCGCGCAGCAATGACGGCCTCCCCGCCTCGCATGGGGCGGAACTCGGCCGCTACAGTGAACTGGGTTTCAAACTCGCCAGCGCCGGGCGTTACGCCGCCCCAGCCATCCGAAAGGTCACCCCTCTTCTGAGCGTGCACCCGCCGGTTCAGCTTGCCTGCTGCCATCGGCCACCCCCTTCGCCTTGACCACACGCACAGCCTTGCCAGCCGCCACAGCGGCTTCGGCGCATGGCGTCACCACCATGCCGGACCAGCCCTTGCGGTAAGCGATTGTCACGCCCTGCTTGGGGCTCCAATCCATGTCTGCGGTGAAACGAACGCGGGGCATGTCAGCAATCCTCCGGCATGGTCCGCCACACCCGATACGGTGCCAACAGCCGTCGCACGACTGGCGACAGCATCGCTTCACCGGCGTTGCTTTCCGGCGGCTCGCGGCGCTCGTACAACTCACCGGTCAGCAGCAAGATCGCTGCAGCGATAGGCGGCGTGATCACCATGGCGTGCGGGTCATCTTCGGGTAGGCTTTCGCCTTCCGCCAGAACTGCGCGGTCGAGATATTCGATCACCGTGGTTTCGGCGGCGGCGAGATAAACGGCGATTTCGCCATTCTCATCGTCCCAGTCGACCCGCAGATGCTTCTTGGCGAGCGCAAGGTCGACGAGCGCCATCAGTCGCCCCCGCCGTCAGGCACAATGGTCAGCACGAATGCTTCCATATCCGCCGTGTCCTCGGCCCCATCGGTTACGCGAACCGATAAGTCGGTGAACTCACCAGCGTCGGTCGGCGTGCCGGAAACAGCGCCGGTCTCAGCGTCGACCGCGATTCCAGCAGGCCACGTTCCTACCAGCGAATAGACATAAGGCTCGACACCGCCCGTGGCGGTTACCGCGAACCCGTCATATGCTTCGTTTTCGACGCCCGCCGTTACCGGCGTCCCGCTTATTCCGAGCGGGTCCGGCGTCGGCGGTGCACCGCCACCGATAATCCCCGCGCCGATATAGCTGGCCGTCTTGCGCTTTCGACCTCTGTCTCGCGGTGTCGGCATTATTTCACCTTCCGCGTGCGCTTCGGCTTGGCCGGAGAGCCCGCGGCTTCCACGACGGTCTCGGTCTCGGTCTCGGTCTCGGTCTCGGTCTCGGTCTCGGTCTCGGTCTCGGAGGCGTCCGTTTCCGAAGCGACCTTGTCAACCGCAACCACATAGCCGGCTGCAATCAGCTTCTTGGCCACCGCGTCGTCGATATCGTCTTCGGCATTGCGAACCAGCAGGCCGTAATCGCCCCTGATCGTTTTGAGTGCTCTAACTCGCATGCAATCTCTCCTGAAGGGAGAGCGAGCGGCCGAAGCCGCCCGCTCTTGGATTACGGGCCGGTTGCAGGAAGAATGTCGCCGGTGACGAACGATTCAGGGCGCGGCACGATCAGTGCAAGACGCTCCTCAACGCGGATAGTCGCCATGTTCTTGACGAAATCATCCTCGTTCTCGGTGGAGAGAAGGACTTCAACGTCCATGCGGTCGAAGATTTGCGCGCCGAGATTGAACGCGCCCGTGAGGAACTCACCGGCGGCCATCGCCTGAGTGGCCACGACAGGCAGGTTCCACAACGTGGGCTGAATGCCCTGCTGCGCGTTCCCAACGATGTAATTGCCACCGGCATCCTTCGTCAGTTCAATGCGCGCCCAGTCAGTCGGGTGGAGCACAAAGCCAGTTGCAGGATACTCAGCAAGCGCAACCTGAAGAACCGCGAGACGCAGACGGTCAATTGCCGTCTCATCGGTCGGCGCGAACGCTGGAGCGAAGGCCGTGGCCTGGGGAACAAGTCCCTCAAGGTTCTGGCCAGTGCCGTCACCATTGAGGATCTGGCCCTCTTCAACGTACTTCAGGCCATAGGTGCCGCGAGCGTTGATGTAGCTGGCAATGCCGACCGCATCATCGAGCATCTGGCGCGAAATCTTGAAGATATGGGCCAGAGTGCGAACAGGCGCACTTTCCATGTTGAAGGTCAGGTCAGACTTCGGCTTCAGCGCACCCTCCGCGACTGGCGCAGCGGCGTTGGTGAAGCCCGTTTCCTTGACGTACTCAATGACGTTCGACGAGGTCACGCCCTGAGCCAGCAAGTCCCGGATGGTCATCTGTCGATTGGGCGGGGCAATGATGCCAGCCAGACGATGGCCCGGCACCAGCGACGTTCCCTGCGAGCGTCCAGCGCCAACGGTGGTGTCGGCCGACGTGATGTCAGCGCGTTCCGCCTTGACGCGGATCGAGCCGCGAGAGGCGCCGGAGAGGTCAGCCGCCTTGAACGCGGCAGACTCCACGAGGTAGTCGCCGAGCCCCTTGAAGCCTTCCTCGCCAATTTCACGCTCACGCGCGGCGCGCTTTTCGAGTTCGCCAAGGCGTGTGGTCGCCGAACCAAGTTCGGACAGCGCCTTGTCGACCTTCTCAGTCAGCTCAGTGGAAGCTTCGCCATTTGCGGCCAGCTTGTCCTGGAACTCTGTTCCGAGATTGCCAACGGTTTCCTTGATGGCAGCCAAAGAGGTGCCAAGCTCGCCGATCTTCTCGACGAGTGCGGTATTTTCAGACATGTACGGGTATCCTATTTAGGAAAAGACTGTGCGATAGCGAGCGCGTCGCCGGCGGCTGCCAGCGCTTCATTCACGGCTGCCATCAATGTTGCTTCGCCCTCATCAGGTTCCCCCTGATCAATCTTGAAGTAGAGCCGGGCTGCCCGCTCTGCCTCCGATTTCGAGAATCCCATCAGTCCCCTGATGCCGTTCTCGAACTCGCGAATTGTGACCTGATCGCCAGCCCTCATGGCCGCGAGCAGGTATTCTGCATCCTCAGCGCGCTGGCCGTTAGCCGCGCGCAGCTTTCGGACTGGCTCGGGTGTTTGGTCGGCGCCAAAGCGCGCCAGCGTCTGCGCGAGCGTACCGATACGATCGGCCATGCCCTTCTCGACAAGCTCCTCGGCGAAGAACACGCGACCTTGGCCGTAATCCTTTTCGACCTTGGCCACGGTCACACCGCGCCCATCGGCCACTGCCTGCACGAACCGGCCATATGACCGCGCCACGCGCTCCTCGATGAACGCCAATGCATCTTCGCCCAGCGGCTCGGTCTCGTTGCCCTCGACCTTGTGCTCGCCGGCTGCGATATAGGTCCGCTTCACGCCGGCTTTTTCGAGCGCTACGGAAATGTCTTCGTGCACCGTGTAAACGCCGATCGAGCCGGCGCGGGCGCTCGGAGACACTACGATCTCGTCGGCCTGGCTGGCTATCCAGTAGGCTGCGCTTGCCGCCAAATGGTTCACCTGCGCGATGATTGGCTTATCGCCACCACGCAGCGCGCGGATTTCATCGCCAAGCTCTTGCGCCCCCGGCACGGCTCCGCCGGGGCTATCGATGTCGAGCACGACCGCCTTTACATCCGGGTCGGCAAGCGCCGCGTGCAGCGCTTTCTGTAGCGCTGTGTACGACGTGCCGCCGGAAATCTCGGTCATCAGGTCCATCTTGGGGGCCAAGACGCCAGAGACCGGAATGACCGCGACGGCACCTTCGCGCCGCGCGATCTCGCCGTCCTGTTTCTTGGTAATCCGCGCAGCCATTTCATCGGCCGCGACAGCGCCGCCGGCAGCCTTGAACGCAAGGAAGTCAGCAATAACCGACACCTTTGAGCGCTCCATAGCCCACGGCTCCGCCGCGAAGGCGGATAGAACGTGTTGGTATTTCATTGAGTGTCCTTGGACTATGCCGCCGGTCTCGCCGGAGCCGGCGCCGCGGTGTTCTGGTTTGCGGCGACGCCGATCTGGTCGAGACGCTGCATGGTGCCGTTGACGATCGACTTATCCCCGCCAGCAGTCGGAGGCTTGCCTTCATAGGCCCGCGCTTCGTCGACGTGGTAAATCCCGCTGTTGACCAACTTCGTGAGGAACTCTGCCCGCGCCGCGCTATCACCACGCAGCAGGTCTTCCATGTTGAACTTGACCTTGACCGTCTTGCGCTGCTCGGGCGTCAACAAATCGCGGTAGATGGCGTACTCGATACGCTTGAGCATTGGCCGCATGCAGGTCTTGGTGAACTGCAGAATGAGCTGCTCAATCCCGCTGCCCCATGCAGTGGCGTTATTGCCACCCACCATCACCGGCGGGATGCCATACACGCGGCAAATCTGCTCGACGATGTACTGACGGCTCTCAAGTAGCTGCGCGTCCTTCGGATTGATCGACATCGGGTAGGGCTTCATCCCGCCCTCAAGCGGCAATACCCCACCAGCCTTGTCGGCACCTGCGAACTGAGCGAACACATCGCCGATCTGCTTGCGCTGCTCGGGATTCAGAATCTGGTCGCTGGAGACGATCAGCGATGCCATGAGCCCGCTTTTCATCATTCGGCCAACGGCCTTCTCGCCGGCCAGCGCGTTGCCAACCGTGTTCTTGGCGTACTCGATTGGCGAGAGCCCACGATCACACCCCGGTAGCGTTTTGCCCCGGACATGAAACATGTTCTTTTCGCTAATGCGACGCTTCGTTCCGCCGTCCTCGGTAACCTCGTAAACACGCTCGTTGCGGCTGTTACGCTGCACGTCGACGGCAAGCGGCGCGTGCGGGTTGAGCGCCACAATCGCGCCGCTGCCGTTTCGCTTTATTTCCGCGAAAAAGTTTCCATCAAGACAGACGCACAGGGCGACCTGCGACCAGAAATCCGGGGCCGTGTCGTCCATGTTCGGCAAGTAGTGCAGCAGTTCGAAGAGTGGGCTGTCCCGATCCTCTGTTACGCCATCAGCGCCGTACACGACGCATGACAACGTTCCCACGGTATCAGAAATAAGCGTGGTGCAAGCCCACACCGCCTCCGATTGCAGCGCAGTTTCGTACGTGACTTTCTCGCCGCTCGTTGTCCCGAAGCCGAAAAAGCCCTTCCAAAAGGCGCCGTCGGTCAGCCGGATAACCCGACCAACCCACTTATCAATGAAGCCCATAGCGCCCCTACCAGGTATAGAATGTCATGTTGTCGACGAAGTCACCGATGTTGCTACTGGCGACCTCGACGTATTCACTCGCCGCACCGCACGCCATCGCCAAACTCACCATGCCGTCGATACGGCCCCGGCTTTGCGATTTCGTCAGCTTGCGGTTGCCGGCGTCGTCCATCTTGGCCACCGCATTGGCAGCGCACATATTCAGGACCGGGTGTCCGCCGTGGCGCAGCTTTTCGTTTACGGCCCAGCTCTCAAGCTGCCGTAGCGCGGGCGACATAGAGACGAAGCCCTGCCCGAACTCCATGAACCGCTCGTCGATTTCGTCTTCGGTGAAACCCGCCCGCAGCAGACATGGCCGAAGATGCCGGAAGTTGTACCGGTCGAAAGCGATCTTCTGCACGTCCATGTCATCGAAGACGCCGCGCAGATGCTCGGCGATGTAGTCGTATTCGATGCTGCGCGCGCCCGGCACCGTCTGCAGCTTCCCGTCCGCAGCCCAAACGTCATACGGCACCCGGTCGGACCGCGACCGCTCCAGCAGACCCTCGCCGGGTAGCCAGAACGTCGGCCGAACGTCCCACACTCCATCCTCGCCCGGCGCGATAAGCACCAGCGCAGTCAGGTCAGTGGTTTCGGACAAGTCCAGCCCGCCATAGACTGGCCTGCCCGAGAAGTCCCGGTTGGGCTCCCCGCCACAGGCCTCCCACACCGCACGCGGCATGAACGGGCTATTGACCTCGACGCGCCTGTTCAGAACGAGGTTCTCAAACTCGGCCTGTCGCGACGGCATGCGCTTGGCGTCTTCGGCCATCGCCAGCACTTCTTGCTGGTTCATGAACACGTCAAACGCTGGGTTAGCTGCCCGTATGGCGTCGACCGAAAAGGTCTCGACCTCATCCGGCGCTGTTTGGAAGCGCAGCACCGTTCGCGGGTCAGCCCCGGTCTTGGCGTCGTCAATCAGGACCGATAGCAAGTCCGCGTCGGTCGGGGCCTGTGTCGAGATGATAATCGACAGCGGCTCCTCTTGGGCGGCCGTTGCCGTCTCAAGCGCCTCATACAGCGCGGATCGCGGCCCCTTAACCTGGCCCAGCTCGTCGTGGATTGTCAGGATGGGGCTCAAGCCAAACGCGGTCGACGCCTCTGCCGATAGCGCCCGATAGAGCGTTCCAAGTTCCGCGCAGAACAACTGCTTGGCCGTGTCCCGAATGACGACGTACTGCACCAGCGTCGGAGACATGCGCACCATCTTCGCGGCGAGCGCGAACAGAAGCGACGCCTGCTCGCGCGACTGCGCGGCGCTGAACAGCTGGCTGTTGTGGCGCACCTCCGGACCGCACAGGTGCAGCAACAGGATCATCGCGCTCTCGGTGGTCTTGGCGTTCTTGCGGCCCCGAGAGATAATTGCCCGCCGTGTTCCGTTTGGATTGTCGTAAATGGCGCGGAAGTCGTCCTTCATGAACTCCGCCATCTTCAGCGGCTGCCCAACGAACCTTCCTTCCGGGATGCGCAGATGCTCCTCGCACCAGCGAATGTTGCGCTCGGCGCGAGTCTCCGGGCTCCCCATCAATCCTCCCAGGGCTTCTTGGCCGCGCTGCCCGCCTTGTCAGCCCCTGTGCTCGCGTTCTTGGCGTTGTACCGGGATTGCTGCGTCAGCCTCATGCGCGTCGCCAGCGACGACATTGCGCGCCCTTCCCGCTCAGCCATTTTGGTCAACTTGTCGAAGCGCTCGGCGCCGTCTTCTATGGCCAGCTGCTCAACCGGGAACTTGTCCAGCACACCGGCCAGCTTGTCGGCGTTCTCGGCGTGCCGGACGTACTGCACTAGCAGGCCGTGCGTCTCACGGGTGAACCAGTCAGCAGGCATCCGGCCGACGATCGCTTCCCACTCAGCTTTCTGGAATTTGGTCAAACCTCGCGGCGCAGCAGGACGCTGTCCCGGCAGTTGCGCGGTAGACACTTCCTTGCTCGCCGCAGACTTTCTGCCGCGGGCGGTCATAGCTATATCCTTGGAAAATCGTCCCGATCTGAATCGGTTTTTTGTTGCGGTTTATGAAGCGTTGTGCCCCCAGCCGGCAACCAAAGCCCCCGGTCGGCAACATTTGAATCCCCCCCGGACCTGTTTGGAATATTATTCCAAAGGCCACCCGTCCGGCCCGAACGTCACGACCGTCTGGCCGAGGTCCTCCCGCTGCCCGCGAGACGCGTGGCAGGGCTTGCAAGTCGAGATGAACGGACCTTCCCAGAACTTCTGGATATCGCCCTTGTGACCACCATCGGAGTGGTGAACCTCGGTCGCGGGTTCGATGATGTCCATCTCCTGGCACCACGCGCACAGCGGGTGGAGCGACAGCTGATGCTCTCGCAGCCGGCGCCACCGGGCTGTGGAATACAGCCGTCGATAAGCGCGGGCAGCGTCGGAGCGTTGGTCAGCCACCAAAGCCCTCACGGCCCCAACCTTCGCGGGTCATGCTGCTTTGGTCTCGGGGCGAACGAACGGAATGACGTTGCGGGTTTCCCCCATTACGGCCTTGGATAGCGGCAGCGTGATGATCGCCTGCAACTCGCCGGTGTGCTGGTCTGCACCAACGCCAGTCACAACCGCGCCAGCGACAGGGCGACCATCGCTGTAGAGGTGAAGTGCGCCTGCATGGTCTCGCAGAAGTTCGGTCGTCATGTGCTCTCTCCTCCAAAGAAAAAGGCCCGCCGAAGCGAGCCTTGGATTGCGCTGCGATGCCGCAGCAGCGCCATAATTCACCCGCTTTCGGATGCCATGAGAGGCTCTTGAAAACGCTATGAGCCCGCCTAAATCCAATACCGGCGAGGGTTCCTCGTCGATCTCAAAAAATCAAGAACAAGAGGATGAGATGAGCCACAGGCCTTTTTCTAATCCGCTTTTGCTCAAGTTGCCTGTTTCGGGCACATTTGTTGCCGATAGCGTCTGGGAGCTGTCGGAGTATCTCGATCTGTTCTGGCCCGAAAACGACCCGGAACTCGAGGCCTTGAAACAGCTTTGCGAGGACTCACTGGATGGCTGGATAGGCGCAGCGTCCGTGCGAGCCCGAGCGTGCGATGCCGCCCGAAAGTCGGGGCTATTGGAAACTAGCAGAAGCTCGATCGGCTTCAGGGCTGTGCGAAACGATTGGCTCTCCAAAGGAGACGTAGCCTAATCGAGTGGCGGGCTAATCGGCCCGCCCTTTGCCCACACACACGGGGCCGCCGTTGCGCCAGCCGCAATAGCTCAGAACGCCATCGCCGTGCTTCTGCCCGAAAGCTGCGCCTTTAAAGCCGCAGCCCTCACAGGAATATATCGGCGCCATTGGCGTTACGGATTCATTGCCGCGCTGAATGGGCGGGCCGGACTGTTTGAATTCTGTAGGCATGAAAGCCGTATAGCTGAGTCGGGGTGGTAGCGGGTGTCAGAATTGAACTGACCATGCGTCGGCTTATGAGGCCGATCAGCCCACCAGGGCTTGTACCCGCGAAACTGGTGCCAGCCGCAGGATTTGAACCCCCAACCTTCTCACTACAAAAGAGCAGCGCTACCATTGCGCCAGACTGGCTGAATAAGAAGGCCGGTAGGGAATGGCGCACAAAGCGCAGAGCCCTTCACGCGGCCGCTCGCTGGCGATCAACCCAGCGGCCCGGTTACCCGGTATTGAGTGTTGGCAGGGCCGGGCGCTACTCCGGCTGTTCGCGTCGGGCTTACCGATACTTGACACCACTCGCCGCATTGTCCTGTCTCCCAAGCGCGAAGTGGGCGGACCTCATGCGGGTCAATGTGGTGGCGCTTCTGCTTTCAGCGCCGCCTGCCAATTCTGTTGCCCATTCGGGCGAATTCATTGCCGGTTGCCAGCTACCGGCGCTGCTCTTACGCGGCAGCGGCTCCCGCCTGCGCGGCGCATGGAGTGTGCAAGGGCACGTCGCGGCATGGCCATGCGCTGCCATGTTGGCCCGCCAGGGAATACTCGCCCGACAGGAGCGATACCGTTTCCGGTCGCTCACTGCCGGGCACACGCAAAAGGCCGCAGGAGGAGAACAGCGCCAATGCGTGGATTGGACGAAGCCAGCGCGAGGGCTGCAGTCCCTATGTCTGCGCGTCGTTCTATACGGCAGGGGGCTGGCTTCGGTTCGAAATGAGCGCGCGCCCATACGGTACGCGTATTGCCTGCGTGACTGTTCGCCACATCAGCGCCCAATAGTTACCCGGTCACTCAGCGGTGGCGCCTGTTGGTGTTGCCACCAAGCCCGCCACATGGCGCCGGGTCCGTCGACGTATTTTCTCGCGACGAAACGGTGCGGGGTGTTTCAACCCCTTCACCATACTGTGAGTGAGATCGCGGTTTATGGACCCTAAGCGACAAATTTCTTGATTGCGGCTGCAAGGTTGTCATTTGCCGCCATCAATGCCCGCTTGCCGCCCTTGCGCCGCGCGTATTCACGCTCCTGCCCAACCGCCTCGCCAATGTCGGCCAGCGTTCGCGCCGTCATGGCAGCATCCAGCGCCTTACGGTCCTTTTCACGCAGCGCCTTCCGGACTCTCCGCCACACACGGACGTTCTCCACCCGATGCGCGACGTCCTCCCACGCAACCGAGCCGGTCTCACCTTTGCGCCCCTTCTGCATACCGATGAAGCTTTCTGATACGCGGACCCCGCCGCAAGGCAGGCCTGGAGGGTAATGTTTGATGGCTGGCATAATAGGGGTGTTGGCGACTGCCTCGGCAATCAATGCTCGCGATTCAGCCGCCGTCAAATCCCTGTCCTCGGGCTCTCGGCGGCGCCTTCTCCCCTTAATGTGGCGAGCCGGTTCGGTGGCCAAGGCATCAGCAAAGAAGGCATTGCTGGCTTCCCGCTGTGCCTCCGAATAGCCGGCCCCGCCTGCTTGCGCCTGCAAGCGCTCCGCGGTGCGCAGCATTGCTCCTGCAGGCATTAGACGGTCGTATTCCTCAACTCGGCCTGCTGTATTCCGTCGATAAGCTTTTTCCGTCTGTGTGCCATCGCTGAAAGTCAGGCGGCCGATTGCTGTGATCTGGCCCTTGTGGTTTCGTTGAACAGGTCCTCGCTTCACATGCCGCATGATTTCCTGGACGGATGGCGTAATCAGAAGGTTGCGCTCAAAGCCGTAGTCAGCGACCTCTTCGGGGTCGAAGTTGTCGTTTGCCGGAACTGTCGACCAATTGGACTGAACGGGCTCGGCATGTTCCGGGCGATTGCGATAGGCAAGCACGAATGAGAGTTGCTCGGCAAGCGAGCGACGAGAGCTTTTGGTGGGTGTCATCGCGACCTCCTCCGGTGTGAACGGGAATGGGCACTGCCCAGCTTAAGGCCACGGGGTATCTTCACACTGTCGCTTTGGTGCGGCTGTTCTAAATGTAGTGCTTGGAAGGCAAAATAGCGAGGAAATGACAAGAAAAAACCCGCAGGCGAACCGGCGGGTTGGCATGTTTGTCGCTGACGGTAGTGGCTACACCTTGCGCGGCAGGGAAATTGTGTTTGCCCGTCCGGCTGCCGTGGAAAGGCGCAGCGCCTTCAGGCGCGCAGTCTTTTCCCGTGTAATTTGAAGTTGCGTACCCTTCTCGTCTACCGCGTCTTCTTCACGCCGAGTGATTGTAGCGAACTGGGCTTCGGCAACGGCACGTAAAGTGCTGGTCATGTATTCTCCTGTGGGGGAGAGGGCCGCACATAAGCGCGGCCCACTGAATCAGCTTGCCATCTTAAGGTTGATCGCGGATTCGCGACCGTCGCGACCGGTCTCAACGTCGTACGTGACCTTGTCGTTCTCGTAGAGCCCGTCAAGCCCAGAGTTCTGAACAGCGGAGATGTGGACGAAGTGGTCCTGACCGCCATTTTCAGGGGTGATAAAGCCAAAGCCTTTGGTGGCGTTGAAAAACTTAATGGTGCCATTAATCATGGGATAGTCCTTTGGATTGCTCGAATGATAAACGCGAGCAGTTATCCGCCCTGCACAGCGCAGTTCGGCACGTTCGCAATAATCGAGGGGTGACTAAGCAATCCGGACAAGCCGGTGATCAGAAAGCCAAAGACGGCTGAAAACGTAACAGGACATTACAGCTTGTGGCGAGTAATAGCAATGGCATTCAGTTTCTAAGCCACTTTTCGTTGCGCAGCGGCCAACCACCCACGCACCAGCTCAACTACATCGCTGGCGCCTTGCTCAATCGTCTTACCGCGGACAATCTCGACACGGTGTCCTAATCCGATCAACAATGCATGCCGCTTGCGTTGGTCGGCACTCACCGGCGTCTTCGGCCCCTTCAACTCGATCAGCAGCAACCGACCGCCCTGACCGTAGATGCGCAGGTCGGGCTCCCCGGCCGCGATGCCGGTGGCTTTTGCTTTCACCGCCTCCTGCCTACTGCGGCGAGCCGCGTTGAAGTCGCCAGCCAACGTGAACGTCACATCAGGGCCAGCCTCGTCACCGTATCCGGGCACGAGCTTTAACCGACGAACCGCCTCGGCTTGGATACGCCATTCCTGTATCGAGTTCTCATTCGCCGCCCGGATGACACGGGTTCCGTTTTTGAGGGTGCGGACTGATGGCATGGGGTGCTCCTTCCAAAACTGCTCCACCTCATGGTGGTGCACTTTTTCCTCTTTGTGCTGCACCACCTCTTTTCTTCCCGGTGGTGCGCTGCACACCCACCACCCACCCACCCTCTATAGGGGTGGTGGTGGTGCAGGTGTTCGGGGTGTCTCCCGCTCCACCGTGCACCACCACAAAAATCATGGTGGTGCGCACCACCGCACCACCTCAAAAACAGGTGGTGCACTCGGTGGTGGTGCGGTGATTTTTACTCGCTGAATTGAGCCGACTTGACGAACTTCTTGGCCGTCCGGCGGACTGGATCGCGGCCCTCGACAATCTTGAAAGTGCCGTCTTCGATCCATGCCGTGACCATGCTTTTGATGCGGCGTTTTTCGGCTCGATCCGAGGCGTCCAGCCCAAGGACGTACGCTACAACCTGCCCGACCCAATCCTTGGCCTGCTCGTTCTCGCGGTAGTCCGCCATATCGATTTCTGTGCAGATGCGCCGCAGCTTGTCCGAGCTGACGCTGTCGACCAGATCCGCCTTTCCCGGCCACTGCCACTCCGTCACCACGCCCGCATGGTCCTGTGGCTTGGTAAGGCCCGCCCCGTTCCCAAGCGGCACGCTTTGCAAACGACGCCATTCCAGGTCGCCTGACATCGCCGACAGGTTCGACTTGCCGCGAGTGACCGAGAAATAGCTAAAGCGCTCGGTGGGCGATAAGCCAGCCGCCGACGCTTGTTCGTCTGACATGCGGTTGAGCACACGAGCCGATCGGGCTGCCGCCAGGAGGGATACAGCGCCCCGGCTATCCTCGACTGTCACGTCGCGCCCGTCAGACTTGCGGACGTGGTGCACGACTTCAATCGCGCAGTTGGTGACGTCGGCGATTTTGGCCCACAGCTTGGCCACCTTGTCGATCGCACCGTTGTCGTTCTCGCTGACACCGTGCGTCGACACGAACGGGTCGATGACCATTACGTCGATTTTGTTGCTCTTGATATGCTCGATCACAGCATCGACGATCGGCCACTGAATGACCGTTCCACTGCGCTTGTCTTCGTGCGCCACGATGATAGATTGCTCGCGCCCGGAGTCGAGAAACAGGCCATCAAGATCACGGGGCTTGAGCTTATAGTGCACCGCGGCCGCCATGATGCGCCGGTCCATTTCATCGCGCGGGTCCTCGGCGTTGAACAACCACACATTGAGCCTGCGCGGCGGCTTGGTGCCCAAAAGAGGGCGACCGGACACCATCGCTAGGGCCTCCGCAATGGTAAGACTGGTCTTGCCGATGCCGCCCGGCGAGACCGTAACTGACACGTATTTGCGCACCAGGTGCGTGCCATAGACAAACTCCCGCCGCGGCAATAGCTGCGGGTCAGTCCATTGGAACGGGGTGATTTTGACGGGGAGGTCGTCGGTGGCTGGTGCAGGTGGCGGGGTGCTGGCCGGTTTGCTGCCGCTGTTATCCGGCTCTGGCTGCGGCTCTACGCCGGTTGCGGCTGGCTTGCCGGCCGGTTCCTTGGCCGCCTGCACCTGTTGTGCTTTGGCCTGCAACTTCGCCAACAGCTTGTGCGGCATCCAGCGCTCTAGGTCTTCCTCCTCTCGCTCCGGTATGTGGCGCGGCTGCTGCATGCCAGCGTCGAGCCCCCGCTTGATTTTTCGGTGAATCTCCGCCTCCCCGTCCTTGGCAACCACGCCACATGCGACGGCAGCCTGCCACAGCCCCTGTTCGGCATCCGCGCGTGACAAGGCACCGGCACCGACAAGGGTGCCCAGACTGTAGGCGCTGCGGTTCACGGCCTGCCCGCGCCCACCGCTTGGTGTTGCAGCCAGTGCCGAAAGCTCGGCCTCAACGGCGCGCTCGACGTACGGCTCGTTCTGGCCCGGCTGGTAGCTGAATGGCTGGGCGGGGGTAGTGACGGCCGATGGCAAGACAAGGTCCAGCAACCACTGCGGCGCCGGAGCCGGTTGCTCGTCATTCAGCCACTCATATGCGCGACCGTCGGCAAGCTGGCTGCCCGGTGCAATAACAAAGCCACCGTCGCCACGCACGTCGAGGCCCGGCCCAAGCGAGCCGCGGTTGCGGACGCCGGGGTGGTGCTGGAAATAGATGTGCCGGCCGCCCGATGCAGTGCGGGCTTCGCGCGTGACGGGCAACGGGCCGTTTGTGGCCACCAAAGCCGCCAAGGTAGCCTCGCCCTGCTTGCCGTCAGTAACGTCGACGTCGAGCACCCACACGCCGGTGGGCTCACCGGTGGGGATGCCGATCATTGCGTCGGGATGATCAGCCCACCAGCGATCGATAATGCGCGGCATACGGCTGGCGCTGCGGAATCCGCGCGTCGTGTATGGTGACTTGGGTGTGAGTATTTCGCCGGTTTCGGGGTGCGTTTCCTCGCCGGGGCGGCACGGAAATACCGGCCAACCGGTTGAGGCGTAGGCGTGTGGCGTGGTTGGTAGTGTCATGCTGCCTCGCGGTGTGTGGTGATGTCTGCCAATGCGTGGCCGCCCCACTGGTCGGCCATGGCTGCAGCAATCCCCGGAAAGAACCGACTTCTGCGGGCTGCGCGGTCCGGACCGGGACTGGCCTTATGAATTTCGTCTCGAGCTGTGGACCCATCCAGCGTGCCTGTCGGGGTGAGCTTCGGCAGGCCCTTCAGCCAAAAGCAGGTACGCTTTTTTACGTTGTCCGGGCCGTCCGGATCGGTCCCGAACTGCCAAGGCTGGACGCTTTGCGCGGCCGGCTCAAAGTTGCGAATGCGCGCCTTGGCGTGCTTGTGCATCACGGGGTTCTCGATGGCGATGCGAGGGATAGGCGCGTTCCAGCAATCGGAAAACAATGCGCAGCCCTCCTCGAGTTCGGCCCACATCTCCTCAAGCGTGCGTCCCGGTGGCGGCGCCGATAGCCAGCGCACCCCACTATTTGTGAGCCGCGTGCACGGAGGATGCATGACGGCCAGCAAATCCCAGCCGTCGTTCAGGTGGTTGCGAATGTCGCCGACGATGTGCCGGTTGGTGCGGTCCTCGGCCGGCTTGATGTCGATAGACCACACGTCGTGTCCCAGCGCATCGAATGCCCGCCGTACGATGCCGGAGCATTCACAACCGATCAGAACGCGCAACGGCTCAAAGTCGATTGAGAGTTGATTGTCATTCGCCGCCCGCGTCAAAACGGAATCTCCCTCTCCCGAATAACCGCCCGCAGCCCATCGGCGCAGGCGCCCCAAATCGCGCGGATGAACTCCTCGGCGTTCTCCTCCTCCCACTCGGCCAAGTCGGAGCCGAACCGGTGCACAAACGGCGTGACCGCATCCACGGCCCGGCTGACGGCGGCGCGCTCCAACGGCGACCACACGCGGATGGATTTGATGGTGTCGAGCATGAGCAGACATTCTCCGCAGAGATAGCGTGGGTCTTGCTGGGGGTTGCCTATGCCCGCGCCGTGGGCGTGCCGGGCGCAGGCGTAGCAGGTGGTCGGGAAGCGGGTTGCGGGGTCGACGGTTGGCTGGAACGGGGCGGCTTGGGTCATGCCGGCCGCCCATTGGCGTGGCAATAGTTCGATGTCATGCTGCCTCCTGTTTTGAATTGGGGGCTGAATGAAAAACTGGCTTAGGGGGCTCGCCGTATTCGGCGGAGGCGTCGTCGCGCTATGGGCGCTGCTCTATGTCGTCTTTTGGTATCGACGGACGGGGTGCTTCGATCTATTCGATCGGGCCTGCAATGATGGGCTGATACACTGGTTGGAACGGCTGGTTTCGCTTGGCTGGGTTCGGGAGTATCAGACGCTTTTGGCCGGGTTGTTTGCGCTGGGAGCCGGTTTTTTTGTAGTCAGTGCTGCGAAAATCACCGCAGAAGCCCAGAACGAGGAAGCGCGTCGAAGGGCGAGAGAAGAGGCCGTTAGCGCTTGCGCAGTAGTCGCCGCTCGCTTCACGCAGGCAGCTGTCGCCTTGCAACGGAAGACTGTCTACGAGCACGATTTGGACTTCACATTCACAATCGGCCTTATTGCCACGCTTTCGAAGATCGACACTCAACTCGCCACGGTTGCGCACGCTTATATCCGAGATGCGCGAGATGCCTTGATTGAGCGCAAGCATGACTTAGCAGCTCTAGATGCGTCCCTCCCTAATAAGCGGGCAATCATAGAAACGCGAAGCCGGGATATGGCTGCGCAATGCTACGCAATGACGACAATTCTTTATATTATCGAAGAAAACATTGACGCTGACGGCAGGTTCAACTTCCGAGACAGAAATGACCTTCGCCCCGGCGTCCTCCGCTCCAACCTGAATTACCTTGGCGTTAGCCCAAGGGCGCTAGGCGCGCTCAAGGGTTTCTTTAATTGGGATGATCATTCTCCCAGACCCAAGTAAATTGCGAACGGGCAACGGAAGGCTGATTAATTCAGTCATGCCGCATCCCTCCCGAACAAATTATCATTCGCCGCAGCTGGAAATTTCCCGACCTCATTCCCCCACGCCGCCCAACCGGGCCGGGCCTGCCGGGCGAACAGCTCCAGATACGGCCCAGCGACTAGCGCCTCGATGCGCTGATATTGCTCGTCGGGCTTGCGGGAATGTTCGCGGCGAGGAGCGCGAATTACGGAGCGCACGCCCTTGCTAAGCCGCCGAGGCTTGCCGCGTTTGAACAGGTGGCAGATTTCCACTTCCTGCCGGGTCCAGTAGCCCATGCCCATGCGCCCCTTATCCCAGACAAAGGCGATTGACACAGGCTCGAAGCCCCAAGTTCGGCCGACGTCGATGGCAGCGGCCTGCAGGTGGGAAACAGTCCACATGAACAGCAGGCAATCTTCGGACGCGACGTCGCCGACTGGCAGCGCCTTGATGTCGGTCAGCGACATGACATCATAGGGCTGGACACCGCGCGCCGGGGCGAGGTTCTTCTTGCTGTAGGTCGTGAATCCCCACGGCGGGTCCGCGAGCACGGCACCAAATGGGCCGCTGGGTAGCGGGTTCATATCTACTTCTCCTGGTAATCCACAGCCGGTTGGTGGCCGGCTGTGGTGTGTATGCTATGGTGCTGACCTGCATGGAGACCAACACATGACGTACGATGTCGAGCGCATCGAGTTTGTTGCGCGCGCGATAAGCAAGTCGAAGGGACGCGATCCCGACGAGAAAACTAGCTATGGCTTCAATCCGGCAATCGCCGAACGTTTCGGCTTCGGGGGCCGGAACCCCTACGAGGAAGGCGTGTGGCTGTGCGACATTGAAGAAGCGGCCAAATTCATCGCTGCTTTCGACGCCGCACAAGCCACCTATCCAAAGGCCTAAGCCACCCGCACCGTCAGGCCAGGCTCGCCCGGCTTCATCTCGGCGCCGGCCACCTTCTTGCCTGCCTTCAGGCGCTCGCCGATAGCGGTCTTGTCGGGGCTTTTCACTACCCGCATCGCCCACTTCGGCAACCGGGTTTCGTCGGTGATCAGCACGGAGTCCCGCCCTTTTGACACGGACAACGTGCCTTCCGGCAACTGCACGCGCTGCTGCCCCGCCGCGGTCATCAGCCGGAACATCAAAGCCCGCATGGCGTCCTGCTTACGGCTGAACCGCTCCTGCCGCTGCCGCAGTTCACCTATACGGTCAGCAATCGCGGCGCTGAAGTGCTTGGCGTCTTGGGCGCCACCCAAGAGCCGGGCCAACAAGTCGTTGAACCCCATGCCTTCGAACGTGTCGGCGGCGAGGTCAGAATCGTCGGCTAGTTCCGGGAAGTCACGCTGAACCGCCTCAAGGTGCAGGGTGAACTCCTGCACGTCGCGGGCGAGGAATGCGTTGTCATTGGCTGGTGCCGTTGGTGTGGTGTTTGTTTTTGCCGTCATGTTTTTCTCCTCTTGGTGGCGCATAGTTGGTGGTTATGCGGTTTGTTTAAGATGCGCGGGCGGCGAGCATGGCGTCGGCAAAACGATACCGTGCCTGCTCGATGGTATATTTTGCACGCCTAGGCCCGCCGATTGGCGGTACTTGAAAATCTCGAAAACGAAAGAGCTCGTCGTCAGAAGCGGTCAGCGCGAGGTAGTCGCGCAGGTCAGCGTCTTTCAGAACTAGCTGCCCTTGGCGCGCAGGGTTGGTTGCGCTCATTTGCTTTTCTCCTCTGTGGTAACCCACCGCATTGGTAGTGCGGCGAGTGTGGTGGTGGTTAGTTGCGATGCAACCGGCCGTTTAGCACGGTCTGTCAGAACGGGATGAAGTCCTCCCCTGCGACCAGCGCGGAAAGCCGCTCGCGCTCGTTGTCGTTTGCTGGCTCGCGTATTGCGTCATTGCTTGGCGACGCGCCCGCGCGCCAATACTCAACGTTCCAAAACTTCCCTTTTTTTACGACGCTGATCTCCGTGGTGATTACGAGCTCGTCGGCCCGGTCCAGAAACTCGTCGACCGTCAACGGAAATGGGAGATCCCCGCCGTGAGTGCGCCAAAACCGGTCAGACTTTTGCTTGAAAAAACCGGCACCCTCCGGGCCGACGAAATCCTTCTGAACGGTTAGCCCAAGCTGGTAGTCAATGCGCACACACGGGCCTGCCTTTCCGGCGTGCTTTCGGAACGTCCGCCCGGTCACTCCGCGCCATACGGGCTCGGTGGTGGAGAGGATTGGGGCGTCGGAGGCGCGGGCGGCATGCTTAGGCTCCTCGCTTGGCGGAAATTCGTAACCGCAGCAGGTGCACACACGCACCGATGCATGCAGGATTTCCTCGCAGGTCGGGCAGATTTTTACAGGCGCGTCCCCGTCACCCTTGCCGGGCTTCTTAGGCTCGACCATATCCACTGGGCCGTGCTTCTCGACCAGCCCAGCGAAATCGAGCACAAGGCAGTTTGGCTTTGGGCCAGCCGCAATAGCCTCCAGTCGCTGCTCGGTGGTTTCCAGCGGCATTCCCGGCGCATACAGTACGCGCACCCCGCGCCCAGCCATTTGCAAATACAAAGCGGCTGACAAAGTGGGCCTCATGAATGCGATTAGGTCGACACCCTTATGATTGAAGCCCGTCGTCAACACTGAATTGTTGGTGATCGCCCGCAGTCGATAAGCCTTGAAATCCTCGATGATGCGCCTGCGTTCCTCGGGCGGCGTTGTTCCGGTTATCGTCTCGCACGACACACCCCGCTTGCGGATTTCGTCGCGGATATGCAGCGCGTGGTCGACGCCTGCCCCGAAGATAAGCCAGGACTTTCGGTCGGTGCCCTTAGCGACGATTTCGTCCACCGCCGCTGCCGTAACCTCCTCGCGGTCCACTGCGCGCTGCATGGCGCCCTGCTTGTAGTCGCCTCCCAGCCGCCCCACGCCGGCCATGTCAAAGCCCGTCGCAGTTGGCTTGCTGGACAGCGGGGCAAGATAGCCGTCGCGCACGCCGGGGCCGATGCCGTATTCGTATACAACCTTATCGAACAGCCGGTCTTCGCCTTCGTCTAGCCTGCCGCTATCCAAGCGGAATGGCGTCGCCGTAAGCCCCAACAGCTTCATGTCCGGGTTTTGTTCGCGCAGCCCTTTGATAAACTGGCCGTACATGGTCTCTGTCTTGGCCGGAATTAGGTGCGCCTCGTCCACCAACATGACGTCGAACGCGCCATTGGCCGTAAGGGCCCCGACCTTGTCCCAAACAGTCTGGATACCGCAGAACAAGACCTGTGCGTGACGATCACGCCGCCCCAGGCCCGCGGAATAGATACCCGCCGGCGCGAACGGCCACATGCCGAGCAACTCCAGATAGCTCTGCTCGATCAGTTCGGCCACATGCGTGACGACAAGAACACGCATGTCCGGCCAGCCGGAAAGCAGCCGCTTGATGATCTCAGATAGCACCGCGCTCTTGCCAAGCCCCGTGGCCAGGTCCACGAGCGGGTTCCCGGGCTCGGACGCCCAGTAGTCGAACACCGCCTGGACTGCTTCTTCCTGATAGGGGCGGAGAACGAGAGTCACAGCAACCTTCCTTTCCTTTGCGCAAATTTAATTGGATCAGTTGCGTGCTTCTCCAGGTTGCATTTGGGGCACAAAATCTGGAGGTTGTTCGGCCAATTTGTGCCGCCAAGGGCAAGCGGAACGACATGATCTACATGATACCCGGCACTGCGCGTATCAGTGCCACATTCTGCGCACCGATGGCGCTGCAAAGCCCGAAGTCGATCAATGTCTGCAAGCGTATGACTTCCCACCGCTCCGCGCCGCCTTAGTTTATTGTTTCGATCAGTTATGCGCGCTTGCTCTGGATTTTCCTCCCTCCACCGCCGCGTGCTTTCTCGAAGTTTCTCCCGGTTTTCACGACGATAGGCCCTGTCTTTCTCCAGAATTTCCTCGCGGTTTTCTCTGTATCGTTCACGGGCTTTCTCGAGCAGTTCATCCCTGTGTGTCTCGTGATACTTGCGAACAGATTGTGCGTGCTTTTCAGGATTATTTGCGTTCCACTCCATCGCGCTCGCGATCTGCCTCTCGCGGGTTCTTGCGTAATACTCTTTGTGGTAGCCCCTCTCGCGGGCCTCGTCGTGATACTGTTTGCACTTGTCTGGATTTTCTTCCCGCCACTTCTTAGATGCGGCGCGGTTCTTTTCTCGGTTGGATTCGCGGTGCTCCGCGTGGCAAGCCACGCAGCCTCCGTGGTAGTATCTGACGCTAACGTGCCCGCGATTGCACGGGCGCCAATTCAAGTAGTATCGAGTTCCGAGCCTTTTGGCGTCAGCTGCTGTGGCTGGATGCGGTCCGTATATCTCTGTCCAGTGCCTCGTCTCCTTCGCCCCCATCACGCCGCCCTCCGCACCAGCTTCCCTCGCGCTTCCTTTTCAAGCTGCTGGATCCGCGAACGCGAGACGCCCCGATCGTTTGCAATCTCCTGGTGCGTGTCGCCCATGGCCCGCCGCAGCAGCACATCGCCGTCCTTGACGCCGGACAGGTGAGCTAACACCGCTGAAAGCTGCGCGTGGTCAGGCTGCGCCGGCTCGACCCTGCCCGATGGCAGTTCTTCTTGCTGCTCCATCTCCCATACCTTCTCCGTGACCTTGCGATAGTTGCGTGCAGCGTCGCGCGCCTGCCAAACCAGCCAGCGATAAAACGTGCCTTTCTCGGGGTCGAAGTTCGCCCACCGGCGGAGCGCCAGTTCAACTGTGTCAGCGACCACCTCCTCGGCGCCATGGCGGGTCAATCGCCACACGCGGCGCCGCAGCGCGTCCATGTGGTCGAGCAATAGGCGGTCGAATGATGCGGGGCGCACTGAGGGCGTTGTCATATCTACTCCTCTTGGTATTCTCGGCTGTTGGTGGCAGCCGGGAAGCTTGGGTGGTCGGGGGGGGGTGATGTCGCTGCGTCTAGTGGTTTTCGCTTTAGCGTTCGTTTTGGCCGCGCTTATGTTGGTAGGCAGTGGTATTGCCGTCGGCGCGAATTCATCGAGCCTAACTCCACTGATCGTCGCGTTTTCTTTCGTGGAGCGTTTTCAAACATTAATAGCAGGAGCGCTTGCAACCGGGGCTGCCGTGGCAAGTGTTATAATGATTTCTCGACAAATCGAACTTCAGCGCAAGCATCACTCATCAAATAAGAAATTCACTCTTCGTCATGAGCAGCGCGCAAATAATTACGCTTTTCAACTTGGAAAGAGCCTACTCGACTACGAATGGAGATTCGCGGTCACTAACGGTGTTTATAAGAATGACGGAAAGCCAATGATTCTCTCTAACCCCGCCAAACTACTTTCAGATTACGAACCTTACCTGCACGCCCCTATAAAGTACCAACTTGAGAAACTGCAACTCTCTATTGACCACTTCAATAATGGAAAGGAAATTGAAGTATATGTGGCCGGTGAAGGCAGCCAAAAATTGTCACTGCAGTCTCAATTCGGCTTGATGAAGGCAGAAGCTAAACGCCTTATGGTCGCTGCAAAATCGGAACTAGATCACTTGGAAGAAATGTGCGTCTGACCATCCACCCACGTCTCGCCATTCCTAAGCCTATACCGAACCGTCTCCGCCTCCTCGTCCGCTTCCAGCATCTCCCCCGGCACCATCCCCGGGAGAAATAAATGAGCACCACACGCCCGCCGCTGTTCATCCACCGACAATGGCTTTGACCAGCGCGCACACGACCAATGAGCATCGCCGCCCATTTCCGGCGTGCTATGCAAACAACTCCGACAACTGACACGCGGGAACGCTCCTTCATGGCAAACCGCTTTGTGACGGCAGAACCGGCAGCCGAAGAACTCGGGGTTGTCACTTATCCGGCTGGGCGGCTCGTGCAGCCGCATCAGCCGCTCGACTTTGGCGATGGCTCGCAAGCAGTATTCGGCGTCGTACTCGATGCGCTCCGCGTACCGGCTGTCGTCGTTTTTGTTCACCACCAGGTAAAGCGCGCGGGTCAGCCCAAAAGCATGCATCCCGATCTGGACTTGCCCAAAGTGCAAGGGCTTTGCTTTCTTGCACCCATGCTTCACGATCTGTTTGAAGCCCGCGTCGTTGCTGGACTTGAACTCGCACAGGTGTTCGGTCTTCGGGGCCTCGGGCAGGCCGATAGCCTTGCCGTCGCATTTACCGCGGATATGGCCACCGGCGAGCCGGATGCGGTCCTGCTGCCCCCAGACTTCGACGCCGATGCGCTCCAGATCGTCAACCAGCACCTCCTCCCACCGGTCACCGGTGCGGAAGATCGACAGCGTGCGGCCCGTGATGGCTTCGGGCTGGCTCGCCCACCGCAGATTGTACCAAAGGGCGCGGTCGCATTCGTTGCCGATTTCGCCGACCGAGATGCCGAGCGAGTCATAGTGCTCGTTCGCCGCTTCATACGCGCGGTAGATGGCCGAGACGGTGCTGGCTTGGGGGCGGGGAAGCGGGGCCATTATTGGCGAGCCACCAACGACCACAGAATACCCTTGAGGTCTTCGACGTTCTGGGCCTCGAGAATTTCGCGGTTCAAGTCTTGGTCCTCGACGATGCGCTTGGCTTCCAGAAGCCCCTTGCCCGCCTCCCGCAGTTCGCGGATGCGTTCCTGCTTGGTTTTCATCATACTCCTCCCGGATCGCACATAAGCGCATAGCTCTCGCCGCTCCACTGGTGCTCTTTGAGAAATCCCGCGATGCCTTCCTTGTGCTCCGTTGCTATGGCGACCAATTCGGCAAGCCATGTGATCGGAATTTCAGCATCGTGCACGATGATGCACGAATGGCCGACGCGAAGTGTTGCGGTTCCATGCTCGTAGTTCGGGCTTTCGATCTCAAAGAACGAACCGCCACGAGCGCCATCACCGCCGAACCTATTTTCACACTTGTGCTTAGCCATCACTCCGCCTCCCCAACAGGCTCGCCCCTCCCGCACCCCGCTTCACTCGCCATACCCGCCGCAGCGATGCTGGCACCCAGTGCCTTGGCGAAATAGTCGCCCATAGGCCCCTGCCCCTTGAGCGGCTGCACATGCGGGTTGGTCGCCGCCTCATAGGCAGCACGGCTTTCAAACACCGACGCCCACTTCGGAAAGAACTCACGTTCCAGCGTGGTCACAGCATCGGCCAAATCGCCGCGCCGTATCTGCGCGATGGCGGTGCGGACGGCGGTCTGGGCGTCATCGGGGAGCCCAATTTTGCGAGCCCGTACCTCTGCAAGCAACTCGCCGTCGCTCAATTCATCCAGCACGTCGTCGGTGTCGATTTCTACGCGTACGTATCCCATCTCTCGCCCCCTACACCCTCATCGGCATCAGGACGCCGCACCAGTTATCGTTCGCGCCGACAATCCTCGCCGGGCTGCTGCTATCGCTGATTTCAAACGTCACCTTGCCGCCCTCGACGGAGCGCAGCATTTCGGTGAGATAGCTGGCGTTGTAGCCAATATCGAAAGGCTCACCGGTGTAGTCGGCAGCCAGTTCGTCACTCGCCTGCCCGCCCTCACCGTTGACAGTAAACGTCACGCCGCCCGGAGCGACTTCGAGCTTCACGGCCTTGCCTCCCCGCTCGCTGGCGAACACACCGACCCGCTCGACGGCAGCCGACATAAGGGCACGGTCCAGTGTCACCGGCCGGTCGTTGTTCTTGGGGATGACACGCTCGTAATCGGGGAACGTACCTTCGACCAGCTTGGATACAATCACCGTATCGCCAGCGGTGAACCGGATGCGGCCCGGCCCGATATCGACCTCAATTTCGCCCGACGGGATCATGCCGACCGTCTTGCGCGGAATGATGATGCCCTCGGGCAGGTCAAGGTCAGGCCCATACACTGCCGCCAGCCGGTGTCCGTCGGTCGCCACCGCGCGCAGCCGGCCGTGGACAGAGTGCAGGTACACGCCGTTGAGATAGAAGCGCGTCTCTTCGGTCGACATGGCAAAAGCGACCGGCGCGAGCAGCGCGGCCAAGTCTATGGCTAGGCCCACCGGGTACGCCGGCTGGGTCATGGTCGGGAAGTCTTCAACCGGCAGCGTGGCAACCTTGAACCGGCTGCGGCCATGGGAAACGGTCAGAATGCCACCGTCCAGCGCCAGCGAGATTTCGGCGCCATTGGGCATCCGCTTGGCGATATCGAGCAGCGTGCGCGCTGGTGCGGTTGTGGTGTCGAGTGCGCCGTCGGCTGGAACCGAAGTGGTGATTTCAACGTCTGTATCTGTGGCGCGGACCGTCAGTTTGCTGGCGTCAGCGCTCAAAAGAACGTTCGCCAAAATCGGAACGGTGTTGCGTGTTTCCACCGCTTTGGTCGCCTGCGTGAGCGCAGCGACTAGGTGGGCCTTCTCTACTCTGAGTGCCATCTGATTTTCTCCTCTGGTGGTAGGCCGGGGCGATTGGTGGCCGCCCCGGCTGGTGCTAGGCCGTGTGCGTACTGCTTACCCCCAAGGGCGCTTTTTGGTCCCACCTGCCTGCGCTTGCGCGGCAGGCCGGGCGTTGTCGTTGGCCGCTGCTCGCTGGTTATCGTTCGCCGGGCGTGCGGGCTGGTTGGCGTCGATTGCGGGGACGGGCACGTTGCCTTGGTCCGGGAAGTAGTAGGCCTTGATCTCGGCACGGGCGGGGTACTGGCCGTCCTTCGACGGCTTGCCCAAGCCGATTTTCACCGTGAAGCCCTTGAACAGAAGTTCATCGGTGTCCTCGACGCCGTCGAGTTCAAGGGCGCGGCAGAGGCTCGCAAATTGGCGCTGTCCAATCTCTTGGGCAGTGGGATTCGCGTTTTCCAGGTTGTAATTGTTGAAGATCAGCCGACCCTCATATTCCTCGGGCTCAAGCACTTTGTTGACGGTCTTGAGGATCGTCCCGTTGCCTGCCTTCGTGGGGGCGACGTCCGCTTCGGTGACTTCGAGGCGATAGATGCCGTTGGGCAGTTCCTCGTAGTCGGGCCGCTGCTCGGTGTCATGTTGAGTCGCGTCGAAACGCTGACCAAGTCTGGCCATGCAAAACTCCTATGTTGTGGTGGTGTGGTGGTGGTGATGTGAGAGGCGGTCACGCCGCCTCATCATCGGCTTTGTCGTTGTCGTTCGCTGCGCCGAAGGCCAGTGAGGGCTGGAACTCCCCGGTGGTTGTCGCGCCCTTGGTCATGTTTTCGGCCTCCCATAGAGGCTGGAGGTTCGAGAGCGACCATGCACGCTTGAAGTCCAAGTCATCTGGACAGTTATAATTGTGGGCCGACAAAGGTACTTTGTGGTCGATATGCCAGCCACCGCGCCCGTAGTTCTCCCAAGACATCCCAGGCTGAAATAGCTTTTCCAGATGGGCCATTAGTTCATCGACGCTGTATCCAAGAATATCGAATGTCCGCCGTGATGCTTTTGCGCCTTTCGTAATCCCGCGGTGCACGCCAACAGAAATGGAGTTCTCAAGTCGACCCTTTGGAGTAGAGCGCCTACGCTCATCCCGCCTTCTGCCAGACTCCCTAACGCGCTCTGGGTCTTCCTCCATTGCGCGCCGGTACTTTGCTTTACCCCTCTCCCGCTCGGATTCGGCATTCGCTTCTCGCCATGCCTTGTTGTATGCGCGGTGAAAGTCAGGGTCTTCGGCATATCGCGCCCGCGATCTTTCGCGGTCCCTCTCCCTTTCTTTCTCAATGTTTTTCAGGCGATACAGGCGCCTCGTCTCTCGAACCTCATCCGGCTTTTCTTCGCGACGTTTCTTGGCTCTCATTCGAAAGCAAGCATGACACCCGCCCTGATGTGTGTTGCGCTTGTCGATGTGTCCGTTCTTGCAGGGCCTTCCTGTGAAATAGTGCTTGGACCCCTGCGCCTTGGCTTCCGCGCGTGATCGAGGAAGCCGCTGGCCGTTTTCGGCTGCCACGACTATGCCGCTACTCTCTCGCCGCCCGGCAAGAACTTCGCCAGTTCCGCAAAGCCCTGCCCTTTTTTAAATGGAATGCTATCGGGCATGGAGTGGCGATTCTTCGCTACAAAGCCGGGTTTCTCGTTGAGGTGAACAAGCCGCTCATTGCCACCCTCGGCGCGGGAGACCTTCTTGTTGAAGCCGACCTCTTTCTCTTTCAAGGAAATGCGGTAGTTGACGAACGCGACGATGTCCGCCTGCTCCCGCACGAGAGCATTCGCCCGCCTGTGCAACTTGATCGTGTAGCGGGAATAGGGATCCGAGGTCGGGCTATCGAACCTAATAATCTCGGGGTGCGCGAGCTGGACCACATAGATTCCAGCCCGCGAAAGCGCAGAAACGGCCTGCAGGTACTCGGTCCATTCTGCATCAGCCTCGATGTACCCGCGACCATACCCAACGGCCTCAATCGACTCCACGCCGAGGCGAGCGCATGTTGCCTTCCAGATTAAGGGCTCCAACCCGTCCAAGCTGTCGACAACGACTGTGCGGAAGTCATGCTCCTCGGTCAGCAGCTCGCCGAAGATGTCGAGCAGCCCGTGGAAGGATTCCACAACGCCCGGCGTGGTCAGCTCTACGTCGCTGGGCGGCGTCTCGCCTTCCGTCGGCAGGTAGATCACCGGCCCGGGGAACTCGGCGGCCAGGCTGGTTTTGCCCACGCCGTCGACGCCGTAAATCACGGTGCGCGGCGGGTTGTTGGATCTGGTGGTGGTGAGGCTAGCCAAAGACAAAGCCATTCGCATTTCTCCTCTTGGTATCCCGCCCTGCTGGGTAGGCAGAGCGGGCAGTTGTGGTGGCTAGGCGGGCGGCAGGCTAGTTGAGCGACTGGCGCTGTCCGGCCTCAAGGATTGGCAGGTTCGCCTCGGTCGGAACGTAAATAACGTTGCGGCCGCCCTGACTGGTGTTTTCCAGCATTTCGATATAGCGCCAGCGCAGGTAGCCTTCCGCGCCGCCGAGGCTATCGGCAATGATGGCGTTGGCCTCGGCCACGCCACGCGAGCGGGCGACTTCAGCCTGACTGGTGAGATCGGCAGCATCCAGTGCAGCTTGCGCCTCCAGAACCCGAATGCGTCGGTTGCTTTCAACCTCGGCAAGCTGAGCGCGGCCCGCCGACTCTTTCACGTAGATGTCGTATTGCGGATAGTAGGCAGCGCACCCAACGACGCCGCCGATTACGAGAATGACGCTTGCAACCGCGCCAACAACTCCTGCTGCACTCATAGGTTTTCTCCTCATTTTCACGCATACGGCGGCCAATTGCAGGCCTGCCAGAGCAACAGACACAGGGCGGCGAGCAGCATGATTTCCATCATCTCAACGCCCCGATTGCTTGGAGCACCCATGCTGCGGGTAGCAGCAGGGTGAGGGTCACGACGGCCGCGAAAAGCGCGGTGCGCAGCGCCCGCAGCGGCGGGTGAAGCCGCTGGTCATACGGATGACAAAAGTTCATGGCTCAGGCGGCGGTGAGGGCCGACAGAGGAACGCCGTGGCTGGGGTTACGCAGGCCAGGAATGTTGACGTTGGCGTGCGTGCCATGAGGGTGAATGCCGGTCACCTTCACGCGCAGAGTCGCGAACTGCCCGGGGCGGATGGTGGAATCGACCAGCAACAATTCGTCGTCTCGCCACCATTCGAAGCCTACATGGCCGGAGCAGCTGCGAAGTGACATGACACCCTTAGCGTTGCGGGTTGCGACGACGAACTCCCTGTCGTCTTCCTTCACCCGCACTCGATCACCCACTTTGAACTTCGGCTCTGCAGGCGTTGCTGTTGCGGGACCAAGCGCAACGGGGTCTTCATCCTCGGACGGCCATTCGGCGACGAGGTCGTATCCCGCCGTCATTTCGTTTCGATTGGGGCTGCCCACCGGCCAAAAACTGCCGTCCTCGTGCCACGCCTCAACGAAGTCGTGGTTATTGCCGTCAGAGCGCCAAAAGAAAGCCCCGCCACCACGTCCACGACGCACAGGCCCGACCTTCCGCCCGTCGCGCGTGCGGTAATAACGCCCGACTTGGATTTGCAGCGCGTCTGCCCCTTGCGCTTGCGCGGCAGTTGGCAGGGGTTCAAAGTTTTCCAGTAGTCCACGGAGCGACCAGTTGTGCTCCCGGTTGCCTGCCTCGTCGGTCAAGTGGAACATGCGCTCGCCGCCGCCGCCGACAATTTCGTACTCACCGTCACGCCGGTAGTAATGGCTATCCTTGCCCTTCCACCGAACCCGATCCCCAACCTTGAACTTGACCTCGGTGCTCTGCTGGCCACCCTGCTCCTGCTCGGCACGTGCAGGGGTGTCGTCGTTGGCGGCGTCAAGAACAGTCAGGCTGCGCTTGGCCCACCAGACCTTAACACCGCTCAACCACGTACTGTCGCCGATGCATCCGGCGTACCGAACCTGCCGCTCGCCCTTTCTCTTCCCGACAATCGTTCCGACGTCACCGTCTTCGTCGCGCACACGTGCGCCAATACCGTATTTACCGGCCATCTGATTTTCTCCTCATGGTAAGTCGGCGGTTGGTGGCCGCCTATTTGTTCGCCGCCGAGCGGCTAGTTCGCGACCGGGAACGGCACGACCACTCCGGTCACTTCGGCTTCTTCCGCGTCGGCGTCATCGTGCCGCTCGACCAATGAAAGCTGGGACTCGGACCACTCGCGCTCTTGCGGCGAGCCTGTGCCGTCGATGTATTCGACCCAGTAGGTGGCTTCCTTGCGCATATGGACGGCCCAGCCCGTGATAAAGCCAACAATGGCCGAACCCAAAATCCGAACGCAGTCGCCGATGTAGAAGCCGTCGTCTTGGTCCGCCGGGCCGGTCATGCCGCCACCTCAACTGGATAGACGTCGTGGGACTTGAACCACTGACGGACCTTCCGCCCGTCAGGCAGCACCTGCTCGACCCAGTAATGGTCGCCGGTGGGCCCGTCCTTGCGCTCGACGATCGTGCCGCGCAGGGTCACCTCGACGGTTTCGCCGAGGCCGTAATCGTATTGCTTTGCGGCGGGCTGGGTCGCCACTGCCTGCTGCATCCCGGTCATGCCGCTGCCTGCTGGATGGAAATGCGCGGCAGCTTGATGTCGATGTAGCGCAGCGTCGTGTTGCAGCCGGTTTCGATCAACCGACGCACTGTGGTGGTTGGGCGCTTACCGCTGGGGCGTCTCGCTGTATCCGTTGAATTCATGGGCCTACTCCTCTAAATGGTAGGCGCCCGGTTGGTAGCCGGGACGCCGGAAAGCTTTGGTTGTGGTTCGCCGTTTGGCCTACTTCTCGCCGCTGTGAGTACGCATGCGCCCTGTGGGGCTAAGCGGGTGGTACCGAGCTACGGCTCCCCGCAGGGCGTATTTTTGGTTGGCGTGACTGCTGACAACGAGCAATATGCGCGAATCGCATAAAATTGTCAATACTTTTATGCGATCTTCGCGAGTGACAATCGCATTTCAGCTATGCGATAAGCACTTATGGAACGCGAAATCATAGCGAAATGGCTGGAAACCGGCATCAAGGTTGCCGACATCACCCAGAGCGATCTGGCTGAGGCAATCGGTATTTCGCAGGACCAGGTCAGCAAGATCATCAAAAGGAAGCGGTCAATGACTGCCGTGGAGATGATTCGTGCCGCCATATTCCTGAGTCGTGAACTGCCCGCCCGAGAGCTGGCAGGTGAAATCCGGCCCCTTCATCTGGAATACGAGGCAACGGAGCCATTAGCGCTGCCGGCCGCCATCACGCCCGAGATGCGCTTTAACATCCCGGATAACGGCATCCCGCAGATCGACGGCAGCATTGGCCTGGGCTCACGCGATGACGTGGAAACCCTAACGATTGACCTTGGAAACGGAGAAAATACTGCAGCCGTGGCAGTATTAGGCACGTGGCACATACCCTCGTCCGTCCTTCAGCGGCGCGTCCGGACTTCCGTGAAGAATCTCCACATGGTCGAGTGCGAGGGTAACTCGATGCACCCGCTGATTAAGGATGGGGACATGGTCATGATTGACCAGTCACGCCGCAATCCTAACATGCCGGGGGTTTTCGCGCTTTACGAAGATGGCGGGCAGACCATCAAACAGGTCGAGGTCGTGCGCGGCACTGACCCCCTCAAGCTCCGCCTGATCCCAGCCAACAAAGATTACTCCACGTACGAAGTGAACGCCGACGAGGTTCATATTATCGGCCGCTATGTCGCGCGATTCACAGTGGACTAGCCGTCTGGACGCAAGCAACTTGCGATAATCGCATTTAATAGTTGACTTTCGCATAAGCCTGCCGCATTCTCTCCTCATGCAACGGGATTACCACCCCCGTAGCGCTACCAGAGGAGAAAATCATGACGAACGGCATTACCAGCACCACGATTCCCGTCAGAAGACCTGATGGCGCGAGCTGCGTGTCTGGGCTTGTCCTGGCTCGCGCCTTCGCAGGGGATAACGAACGGACAATCGAGGAGGCGCGGCCGGACCCATTCGGCCGCGTATTTGCATCGAGCGTCGAGCCGATGTGCCGCCCCGACCACAAGGCCAAGAAGCACGGCCGCCCGAAGCCGAAGAAGTGGGCCCGCAGGGCTGACCGGCGGGCAGCGATGCTGGAGCTGGTGGGAGACGGGGAATGAGTGTGTTCAACTGGACGATGGTGCCGCAGGTTGGTGACTGGTGGGGGGACAAGCCAGCCGAGATTGTTGGCCCGAACGGCAGGACGATAGCCACGTTGGTAATGACCGAGAACCCGGCCGACGCCAACGCAGTGGCTGCAAAAATGGCCGCCGCTCCTGAAATGCTGGAAGCGCTAAGGCAGGTCAAAGCACAGTGCCAAGAGTTCTTGCCACTTGGGTTGGACCAGCAGATTTGCGACGCGCTCAACAAAGCCGAGGGCCGGTTATGACCACGCTCGCCCTGCGGTCCGGCCACTGGCGCCCCACCCTATCCGAACACGACCGACAATTCCTGCGCGCCCTGCCATGGGGCTTGCTCGCCGCAGCTGCAACGCTGGCGCTCTGCTGGCCGCTGCGCTTTGACGGCGAAATGATTTGGGTGGCTTTGGCTGCCCTCTAACCGCCCCGCTTGCCGCGCCCTAGCGCGCAATCGGGCAGCCTGTACCACCACCCGGCCTCACCAGCCACCACCTACCACGAGGAGAAATTCAAATGGCTATTTCGCATTTGCCGACCGCCTTCACCTACCCGGTTATCACCGCCGACCGCGCCCTTGCCGCAGGCATTTCTGCCGGGTCACTCGCCGCAACCGCCGATTGGAACCAACGGCGCGCCAAGGGTCCGGACAAGCAGCGCCGACTGGCTCAGGCCGCAGAACTGCGGCGGGTTGCTGCGCAACTGGCCGCAAATGACAATGGTGAGCGGAGGGTGGCGGCGTGACCCGCTACACACGCCCTGAGCCGGTGCCGCAATGGGTGAGCGGGCCGGCGAATGATAACGGACGTCAAAGCGTCCTACCACGGTCCCTGCCACCGATCGGTCTTTCGCGCGAAACTGCCGCTGCCTACATCGATATTAGCCCGAGCAAGTTCGACCAGCTCGTGGCGGATGGCCGAATGCCTCGACCGAAGAAAATCGACGGACGACGGGTTTGGGATCGGGTCAAGATCGAGCGATACTTCGCTGCCCTGCCGGGTGACGAGGATGGTTCCGAGGAGCAAGATGAATGGGCCGCCTACTGCTAG